GAAATCGAGTGCGAAGTTGATGCCGAAATGGGAATCGTCAACCGCGTAAGCGAAATAAATGGAAACGAGCTGCCAGATTTGGCCGTAGAGCGCGCAAAAAGATATATACAACACTGCAACTGGAGCTTTGAAGCATCGGGCGAACGCGATCCCTTTCCGATTCCCATCGATGTAGTTGTGGCCATTAAAGGAGGAACATTTCACGAACTTTGGACCAACCGTTCTAACGTCAATATTCACAAAATTGATATTGATAAGGACAGCGAAGATCCGGTACTGTATCAAAAGGTAAAAGCCGAAACTATTGGCAATCCCATGAAGATGGTTCAAAAATATCAATCCGAATTTAAATAACTCTTATTATGAATCTTTCCGATGCTAAAGAACTGGCCAAGGGCGATACTGTGTATATGACAGTAAGCCAGGCAGAAAACAATTATGGGCTGCGCTATGTAGGGCAGCCGTTAACCGTTTCCCATATTGCAACCAACAGCGATCAACATCCGGGATATGATGAAGCAACCGGCGGAATCCTGTTTGATTTTGAAGAACTTGAATTCTCTTTATACGAATGGGAGATTCAGCTGGATGATCCGGATGTGGTTTATGGATTCAAAGCAAAGTTGGAGCGTTCGGATTTTCACGAAGTAAGTTTATTTTTCGATGTGGAATTCGAAGGCGAAGATTACAAGATCTGGATTTTATACGATCTGGAGCAGCGCGCTATTGTGCAAATGACAGAGCAAGCGCATAGCAGAGATATTTCTGATATGCTGGCTGCGCGTTTAGAGGACCGCGTAACCAACAAACTGAAATTCCATACATCAATTGAAGATAATGGATCAGCTTAGTTTTTTTGATTTAGATAAACAGGCACAACAGCAAGAAATCATTTCCAACCTGGAGAGCTACGATTATTTTATCGTAGCTTATTCAGGGGGGAAAGATTCTACGGCTGCATTCCTGCATCTGTTAGAGCTGGGCGTTGATCCAGACAAGATCGAGCTGTGGCATCACGATGTTGATGGGCGCGATAGTCCCCGGCTTTTTGACTGGCCATGTACGGATGCGTATTGTAGGGCGTTCGCGGATGCGTTCGATGTGGATCTATATTATTCCTGGAAGCCTGGAGGAATGGAAGCCGAGATGAACCGCGAGAATCAAAAGAGCATTCCTACAAAATTTGAAAGCCCTAAAGGACTGCAAACGGCTGGGGGTGGAAAAGGAAAATCAAAGACTGTAAAGAAATTTCCAGCTGTGGGAGCCATAACCGATGGGCGCTGGTGCAGTGCGATCCTAAAAATAGATGTTTCGCGTGTGGCCATTAATAACCAAGACCGCTTTATAGGCAAAAGGGTGTTGTTTATTACTGGCGAGCGCGCCGAAGAATCTGCCAACCGGGCCAAGTATAATCCCATCGAAGTGCATCATACCGATAACCGCGATGGAAAGCGAAGAATCCGGCATGTGGATCATTGGCGACCGGTGCTGTATTGGGATGAAATGGATGTATGGGAAATCATTGGCCAGTATAACGTAAATGTGCATCCGGCTTATCATTTGGGGATCAACCGGGTAAGCTGTGCATGGTGCATCTTTGCCAGTCCTGATCAACTGGCCACTGTTAACCTGGTACTGCCAGAGCAAGGCGTAAAGATCCGCCGGTACGAGATAGATTTCAATCACACGATCCGGAAAGATCAAACCCTGGAGGAAACCTTGGCCAAGGGCCAGCCGTTCGAAGATGCAACGCCGGAGCTTATCGAAGCAGCTAAGAGCGAAGAATTTAATCAATGTATCATCTTAGATAACTGGAAAATGCCAGCTGGAGCCTTTGGGGATGCAGCTGGCCCAACTTGAAATCAACCACTGATACCAATGAAAGAACTAACTAAAAAAATGTACGAGAATCGGGATCACATTGCGGAAGCCCTGGGCAACCGGGACGATTATTTTGTCCATCAGCAAGATGAGAATATCATCCTTGTTAGAAACCATAAAGATTTAGTTGGACCTATGGATCAGTCCATCGACTGGACAGTAATTCTAATCGAAGGGGGGATCTGGCAATACAACTTTACCAATAAATCAGTGAGCGAAAATTCAAAGTACGTGCCGGTACAGGATGCAATCAAGAAAATTCTAACAGATGCTAACTTAAATTAATCCTAAAATAAAAGAGCTCTAACCCAATGGCAGTTACCGAATCAACCAAAGCATTGAAGTACGTTACAACGTGCTTGCACTCAACCTTACTTAAACTGGCCTACCCGGAGCATTCCAACAATCCCAAGACGCTTGTGAAGCAGAATATATCTGAAATCGAGCGCTGCCTGGAAACCATCAAAGAAGAAGATGAAGTTAATGAGATGGTATGGCCAATCCTGGAGGATCTGAAAGCCGTAGCCGAACGATCCTGGGATATTCGCAACGGTGAAGACCCGGAGCAATCGAATTTATTTTAATCTCAACCAACCAAATAAATACAATGAGTAAATCTCAAATGGGAGCATTCGTTCAATTCTGTGGCCACAACGGCGGATTTGTCGCTGACATCTTCGAAGTTGAGGGCGCTAATGTAGTTGTAGCTAATGAAAAGGTTACTCCGAATAATATTCTTCGTCCGGGCGATGAAGAATATAAAGAACCAACACATCATCTTTCCGATTTTCCGGAAGCCGGAGTATGGAAGCAACACAAAGGCTTCTTTGTCGTCCCGAAAGATCAAGTAAAACAGCTAAATTAACTACCGATACCATGAACAATTCTGCAAAAATAGAATCCTTAGAGGATGCCGACACTAAAATCAGGGATGTAAGGAGCGAAGTTAGAAAGCTGGAAAAGAAGGATGAGTTAAATATCCATGAGCAAAACCGGCTGATAAATTGCAAGTACTACCTTAGCAAAGCCCTAAACAATCTCAATCAGGCAATTAGCTATTTATCTAATCAATAAATAAACTTAACTCCACTTCAATAAATCTACAGTACAATGGCTGAAAAACAAAACATAAAGAAAGTTCACGACCGTATAGCAAGCCAATTTGGCCAGGGGAAAAGCAAGCTGCTGGCTTTTATGTATCAATGGGCCGAGCAATCGGTAGGCGGAAGCCCTACGTGTGTTTACCCGGTGTTCCCCAACGATCCACGCGCCGGAAGCTTTGAACTGGCCATCGTCTATAAACACATGGCCGGTGTCGCGCGATCCGGGATCTACATAAGCCATCAATATAGCCGACATAATGATGCAGTAGCATTGGTTAACCGAATGAACAGAGTAATCTTCGGGATTTCCCATATCCAAACAACCATCATCGTTGAAGCTAACAAAGAGAACCAACAAGAAAAGGATGAAATCCTATTCAATAAAGCTATGGCCAAATTTGTTACGCAGCTGCCAGCGGATAAGATTCTTTCTACTCCTGGAGTGTACGATGCTATGAAAGAAGAATATGAAGGTGCTGCCCGGGATGTGCTAAAGCGCTACCAAGCTGATCCGGGCCGGGATAACATCGAAATAAAATATGATACCCGGGAGCTGCTGGAAATGGCCATAACAGATATGGATAGCATCCTGCAATACTTAGATCAACAAAAAAGGAATTCGATCAAGCAGACGATCCAGCTGGCCAACAATCACCTGGAAGCGATGGATGAAATAATGCGCCATCGCGGAATCATCGAATAGAAAAAGTATACTTAACTTACCAAACCCAATACTTATGAACCTACAAGATTTAAAAAACCTATCGAACAAGCGCGTAGTCAATATGAAAGCGATGTATGAAAAGGCAGATCTATCGGTGAGCTCTCTTAATACACGCATTTCAAAAATGGCTGGCCAGCTATCGGTTGATGAAGCCGAGCAGCTGGAGATTGCAGCGATTGAAACCATCGGAGATATTATCGATACACTGGAGATCAATAAATTTAAACTGGCCAACTACTTGGATATTCAGCTGCATGACAGCGAGCTAAAGAAAGGGGCTGGGGAAACCGTTGAGCCGTTCGGCTTCCTGGAGCAGGGACATGGCCAAATGCCCATCCCGGTGTTTGGTCCATCCGATAAATTAAAGCGAAGAAAAAAAAGAATGGGAACGGCAGAATCCCAATTTTATGAACTGGATCAGATTCGAAATATGATTGAAAATAGCCAGGCATTTAAAGCAACCGATCGCGGGAAACGATTACTTTCGACCGCTTAGAATCAAAATTTAAAACCAAAAAATAAAAAAGGCCCCAAATTTCGGGGCCTTTTTTGTTGCTAATAGGTAAGACAACGCAAAAATTACTCTTTATGGGTTCCTTCCACTCCGCGTTGCTTCCGATCCTGCGTTCGAACGATCATTGCAGCGTGGGCAATTTTCAACGCTTCGATGGCAATATCGTTTTCCGGACAGCTCATATCGGAATTAAGATATTGCAGCCGGTCTATCAATACTTCCATCAATGCTTCGTTGGATGTACCGTTGTGGATTAGTTTCAAATCTTCCGGATCATTTTCCCTGGGTTCCTTCTTTATGAAAAGGATTTCCTGGGGAGCGCTTCGATGCGGATCTTCGAGCTGAAAGAGCTCATACTTGTGGCCCGGATTAATTACGCGGATATGGGAATGTGGCATATCTACTCCAGCATCTTCGGCAGACTCCAGCATGTGCTGAATCTTTCGCTCTACTAACATGCGCGGATTGGTGTTACCTGGATCGGGTGATGCTGGTTTATCTTCCTGATCCATACTTTCGCGCTGTGGCCCTTGATCCTCTGCGGATGAATGCTTGGCTCCAAGATCTTCTTCGCTCACCGTTTCGGCAAGGCGTTCTATATCTTCGGACTTGGCTCCATCGCCAGCGTTATCTTCTCCGCCGTATGCTTCCGACATATCGGAAGCCCTTTCCGCGAGCTCTTTATCGGTTTCTGGCTGTTGTGGTTGATCTTGATCTTTTTCTCCTGGCATAATATCGATTATTTAGAGTTTGTATTTAGGGTTTATCTTGCTGTGAAGCAATTTAGTGTCGGGATCGCTGTGCTGGGGACAAAAAAAGCAAAGCCCACTGGCTCCGCACGTCCATCCCCGGCGCGCAGCTGTTCCCAATATCTTACGTTTCTTACGTGGCGTAATATCTTTGATATTAAAATTTAGTTCCTCCGGACAATATTCTACGCTACAATTCATCCTTTAAAGAATCATTAATTATTATAGTGTGTGGGGTTCGGCAATCCCTTCATCGGTTTATCATCCAGTTCCGCCTTTTCATGGCCAGCTGCATATACGATTCTCCACCGGCGCGACCGCCACCAAACGAAATCATTCCTGGATGCCCCTGGCAGTAGCCATCTTCGTTGTGATTGTCGCACATAGGCAGCACTTTAAATCCTTCGGCCTTTTTCTCCTTGCAAATTTTACGGAGCTCTTGGGCAGATAAAGGATTTCCATTATCATCGTTAACTAATCCTTCCAAGTTTTTATCCGGCTGGCTTAATGCTCCTTCAATATCAAGAGTCAGACAATATGTTTTTGTGCTCATAATCTTTTCGTTTTTGCGAGAATACTTTCTCGCTGATTAAGGTTGTATTTCCGGTTTGGGCCCAAAATCGCAGCTGTTGGGTTTCATCGAATGGTTGGCCTTCTTTTTTATAATAAAAGAATTTAAAAGGAAGCTCATCATTGATTACGATTTCCACATCTTCGGAGCCGGTCGAAAAAATATCCGCTGTCTGTTGGCTCATTACAATCTGATCGTATTCAATATGAGATTCCTCCAGGCAATCAAGAATCTTCTGGAGTACCTTCTTTAATTTTTTCATTGAGATTTCGCTTAGGATGAGATTTTATTTCCCGGAACCAATTCGGCTTAACCCGGGCCATGTAACACCACCAATTTTCAGGATCACCAAACATATTCAGGATCATTGCAGCACGTTTCAAGCGCGCTGTGGACTCGCAGATTCCCTCCCAACGATGCAGTTTATCGCGATGCCCCTTGGGGATCTTTATGGTTATCCGATAATCATTCCGCCGGTAGGGCAAACTACTATATTGCTCCCAGGACTGGATAAAATCCGGATTCTCTGTAAGCCATTGGCAAGGTTTCACAAAACCGTTGACTTGCTGCAACGTTATATCCGGAATTGGAATTCTGCCAAGAGTCAATCCTTGTTTTTTGATTTGTTCTATATGATGCCGACTACAAAAATGATATAGTTTCATTGCTCATCCCCCATACCATTGTAATCCTCCGGAAGATCTGATTGGTCTTTTAATTTTCGATCCAGGGCAGCCAAGGCCAGGGCAGCACCCCGAAGCAAGTCCTGAAATTCATCCTTGGGTTTCCACCATTTATTTTCAAACGGCCAGATCCATTTCCAAATTGAAACATCAAGCACAGTGTTACCCCGGTATTTATCCGGAAGCAGATATGTTGCAGCAGCTCGGGCCAGGACTGCCGGGGAATGCTGTTCGTCATGCTCGGCATCCCAGCCTTCTTCCTCTACCTGGCGGATACGCTCCTGGATCAAATGCTTTAGGCCGGGGAACTCTTTCGTTGGAAGGTGCAGCCCAATCCAGTGCGGTTGCTTTAGTTCTTGAATATCTGTATTCAGCTTCTCTAAAATTCGCTTAATATCGTGTTCTTCGTCCTCGAAATTAAATTCTTCGGAGCATAATAGCTGTGTAAGCGCCTGAACTTTTGCTTCTACATCATCGAGTTTGTCCGGAAAAGCCATAATAGTAGGTTTTTTGAGTTATTGATTAATTTTTGGTTTCATATTTTGATCCTAAGAGCCTATCTAAATGTTAGAGGATGTACTTATCGAGGTTACTGGCAATCTCCAGCAGCACATCCGCATGGCATGGTTTATCGAGATCGCAGAAACATATCAGATCCTTTCCTTTCAGCTTGGTTATATCAAGCTCCCCTCGGCCGATCTTTCCAATAACCCAACCGCGATATATCCCACATGCTTTTTCGGCTGCATTCTTATAATCAATAAAAGGACCGGCCCAATAATTATCTTCCTGGTCTTTAACCCACCAAGTTCCATCTTCTTTTTCTAACCGGAACGGGTTCCCCCATCGGCTAGTGCGATCAACAATAACAGCATTGTCGGGTTTCCGCCATCCTTTCCTTCGGGATCGTTTTAATCGTTTGGCCATAAACTATCCTCCCACTTCTGCTTTTGCATCTTCAAACGCTTTATTGATCTTCTTCATCGTTTCATCCGATCCCCCGGCATCGCTGTGATGCTGTTTGGCCAACCGGTTTCGGGCTTTTTTCACTTCCTGCATGGTAACTTGATCCTTGGGCTTGTCCAGCTCCAGGACTTTCGGCCAGTCCGAACGCTCCGGAAGGCGAAGGTAACTTTCACCGCGCTTCTCGGCCATCACAAAATCAACTCCACCATGCCGAACCTTGGTACGATCTGCCTTTATGCAGTGGTAAATAGCTTGCACGTTGCAGCGCACTTTGTTGTACCGATCCACCGGGATACACAGCTCCATCCCATCCCAAGTAAAATATACGCATACGCCGGGATCATCCGGGCGCTTATTACCCAGGGTAACATTGGAAGAAAATAATATATCCTCCACCTTACGATCGGAATCCTTAGCCAACCGGCGCAGCTCATCCCGGACGTTTTCCATTGCCTGAAAGAGCGTTACCTTAAATTGAGATTTCTCCGGATTCTTGGTTCTGCTTATATGGTCGGGCCATTGCAGTGGATACTCGCTTTTGTTTGCAAATTTTTTACTCATAACTGATTCCCTTAATCGTTAAATAGATTAGTCTGTTCTGATTTATCTTGGTAAAGGCTGCTTCCTAACTCCAAGTTGTCTGGCTCTCGAAACGGTTCATCGCTTAAATCCAATACCGAAAATTTTCCCTTTTTATAATCTTCAAACATACTGCTGCGAACTCCTTCATATTGGATGTAATCATTGAAATATTTTTTGATCTTCTTTCGCCGGTAGATCGTAGGTTTGCAGCTTAACAGAAAGCATACAAGCACATACCCGATGGGCAAGGATGTAGGAAATGAATCATTATCCAATACTACATTAGCCCCGAAGTGATTAGGATAATGTTCCCATGCAGCTGGGTTCTCCTGGCGCATCTGTTCGCTGGTAATAGAAAAAACCCAATCCCGAATAATTACCGAAACGTACCCTTCGGGAGCTTTCATTTCTTTCTCCGGATCTGCCAAATCGTTTTTAGTAATCTGAAAACTATGGGGTGTAGCATCCTGTATGCTTTCGGGGATCTTAAAACTCATATTTCTTCGTATGTTTTACCTTGCTTTTCAATTTCATCTATCAACAAATCAAAATGATCCTCAATGTAGTTGGCCACCGCTGGCCATTGATCGATCCAATCCTGTTTCCAGTACCAAAGCAGCGTTTCAGCTGGTACATTAACCATCATATTACCCTTGTCCTGTCCAAACGGCATCCGGGAAGTATCAGTTAGTTTTCCCATTATAATGGTTTCTAAGATTACTCATAGTTGATCCGGTTTTTCTTCAAATTCCCATCCGGGATCTTTAAATTCTTTGTTGTGTTGGTCCCAATTACAACTGACACATACAACGGCTCCATTGCGGTGCTTTTGCACCTTATCTTCATGGCACTGCTCGCAAGGATAAGGCAACAAATAAGGCCATTCATGGATATGATTAAAATGCAGCATATTAATGGCCCACAGTATTTTCTTTTTACCCCACCACCATGCAAGCTTATGCCAGTATTTTTTCCATCCGGAGCCATCGATGCCGGTAATTGAACATGAAAAAGTAATATTGTTATATGATCCACGCATCAAGGGCTTCTTTTTACCATTCGGATAAATGCTCCAGGTTACTTCACTTTCCGTTATATTCGGCATCTTCCCTGTGCATTACTTTTAAAATTTCATCGACCTGTTGATGCGTTGCCCCGGCCTTAATAAGATAACTCCGGGCAACCGCATCATCTAAAAACTCGCCATTTTCGCGTACAAAACAATCCATTTCCCACAGCCAATGCACCAAGGCTTCCTGCTTATCCCAGCATTTCAGGAGCACCTCGGCATCATCGCGGAACTGCTGCACCGGCAACGGTTTGTCGGTCAACGAGAAATAAAATTTATTTTCTTGCTGGAGATGATTCCATACGCGCTGGCGCTCCTGCTCGCTTTCATCATCCAACGGCTGCATTATCTGATCCCCGAAACGAGATATATTATCACCGGCTTGGGATAGCATTCGTCCCAGCAGCTCCGGTGTCATTCCTTTGGGATCTTCGGTGTTGAGCACCAATTTAACAGTTACTTTGTCCTTGATTCGTTTCATATCTGGCTTATCCATGTTTCTCCTTTTTAAAAATTAAAATGGAAGATCTTCATCAATTCCCTGGGGATCTTCCCCGGGATCATGTTTCCCCTGCATCCATAAATCATTATCGGTATTGGATCGCTCGGCCTTTTCTCTTTCGTGATCCCACTCTTGGAAGATGGCATAATTCTCTAACCATAAATGTTTTTCCATACCGGTAGGACCGTTTCTGTTTTTGGCCAATATGATTTCAGCCATACCTTTGGTAGAAACTCCGGCTTCGGTTCGATTAATTTTATAATACTCTGGCCGGTATAAAAAGAGTATCATCTCGGCATCTTGCTCGATCGATCCGGATTCGCGAAGATCAGAAAGCTGGGGCCGGTTATCACCACTACGCGATTCAACGGCGCGCGATAGCTGCGATAAGGCGATAAAGGGAACATCAAAATCTTCTGCAAATCCCTTAAGGCTTCCAGAGATATAAGCAACTTCTTGCTCGCGCGTTCCGATATTCTTTTCCTTGGTATTTTTAACTTTCACCAACTGTAAATAATCGGCTGCAATCCATCCAAGGCCATACTCGGTAGCAATCATCCGAGCTTTTGCTCCAATATCCTGTACGGTATTCCTGGAGTTATCTTCTATGAAAAGGATGCAATCTTTAGTATTAGAAACTTCAATAACTTCCTTGCCATCAAATTTCATCTTCACACCTAAATATTCGGCTGCATTCACTAAGGCATGTTTTTCATCGTTATTGAGCCTCCCCCGGCGCGCCATGTGCATATCAACCTTAGCCATCATGCAAAGCAATCGGAGCAATAACATTTGTTCTTGCATCTCAAAAGAGAACAGAAGAATGGGCTTGTCATAGCCAGCCAGTATTTGATTCATTATGATGGTAAGCAAATAAGCTGTTTTCCCCATACTTGGCCGACCAGCGATATAGGATACATGGCCGGATGGAAATCCGGCAGTCAGTCTATCGATCGGAAGATAAGTTGGAAGCCCTACAATACCCTGATCGTTAACATTTCGGCCGGTTATGGCATCGGTAAGAACTTCTTTAATGGCTTCGTTCGCTGATTTTGGAACTTTTAGATAACTTATCTGCTCCAATCGTTCATGGATCCGTTTCCATCGATCCATGAGATCGTAAGGATCGGATTCGGAATCGTAGGCTTCCCGGATAATATCATCTGCACCAAGAATAAGCTTTCGCTTTAATGCTTTTTCATTGAGAATCTGAATGTGATAATCAATGTTTGCAGCTGATGAAACCGATCGGGTAAGTTCCGAAAGATAACCGGCTCCGCCACAGCTGGCCAATAATCCTTTATCGCGCAAATATTGTTCAACAGCAAGCATATCGGGATACCCTTCCTGCTCATGCAGAAATTTAAGAGCATCGAAAATATGCTGATGAGCCAGTTTGTAGAAATCATCGCGATTTGCGCGATCCAATCCCATGAGAAGGGCTTCGCCTTCAATAAGCATTGATCCCAGTACCGCTTCTTCTACTTCAACAGCTTGGGGCGGTACTCTACCTTCGGCATTTAATATTCGATCATCCTTGTTCATTGTGGGATATAAATGGTTTCATCTTCAAATTCGAGGATCTGAAACTGGCCAAGTATGCTGGCCAAAGGTTCTCTAAATTTTTCTTGCGCATACTGTTGGGCTTGATCTTTTGTCATTCCTCCGGCTTCAATAGCTTTCTGTTTTCGGGATACGCTCCGGGAATCGTATTGCTCCCACCAATCAAGATATTCTTTGTCGTTAAGCCAGGTACTTGACATCGGGATGCCTTGACGATCATCGCCTTCTCGATCTGCCATCGCTGCGCGAAAGACAACGGCGCCTTTGATAATCTTCTGCGGATCTTCGCCTTCCTTCTCCAGTAGGCGCTTGAAATATTTCTTCGATCGTTGTTTGGGATTCCGATAGTTCGGTCCGCGATCCGGATAATATTTCCAAAACAGATCAAATAATTCTTCCAATGATTTCCCATACCACTTACCATTTTTTTCGTCTTGGGGCTCCGGTGAACTTTCTTCACCGGGGCCGAACCCAAATAATGTATCTTGTTTGTTTTTATGTGTATTAATAGAAGGCGGTGAACTTTCTTCACCATTTTGGTGAACTTTCTTCACCGTATCCGGTGAACTTTCTTCACCATTCGGTTCATTTATCCGGTGAACTTTCTTCACCGATTTCTGAATATCTTCGGGGACTTCCTGGCCAATAGTTATGGCGCGAACCATGAGATTCCATAGCTCCGTAGCCCTAACTTTTCCGGTAGAGTTTTTCTCCAGTAAGCGCGCATCTTCCAGATCTGCATCGCTATATTTATCTACAATTTTAATTGTACTCCGCTTCGAGATACCGGCTATGCTACCAATTTTTTCTCGGCTTTTTTTACACCAATCTTCTTCGTCTGTAAGCCGATTTATTGTGTCAATAACCACATACTCATTATTAGTGAGCCCTAACGCATCCCGAAGATCATGGATTATCTTCGTATAGTATTGTTGCATGGGGTCTATTAATCTTCACGATCCAACTTTCGCTTTAAAAATTCCATGAGATCTCGTTTAAATACTTTTGCATGGCTGCCCCGGGGATCGATATAACGATAATCGATCATAAATTGAATAAGCAGTTCGGCCAAATATTCCAACCTAAGATCCTCTATGGCCTTGCCAGCATGTTCTTTTTGTATATGCTTACGCTCATGCTCTCGGCTATGATTATAAACGCTCTGGAGTAATTTATGAAAGTCATTCAGATTGAACATCAACGCATAAAGCTCCATCTCGTAGATCCCTTGGCGTTCATCCTCTTTTACTACCTTAATCGTTGGATGATGGCTAGAGTCCATAAATTTCTGGGCTAGGGGCTTGGCCAGTAAATCTACAATATAAGATTTCGGAGCAGCATCCAGGTTGTGTGTACCAATTTTACGGGCACTTGTTATTCCATGTTCTTTAAGCCAATCAAAAATTTCCCGGGGAACAAAGGTAGTTTCCGCCAGCAGCTTTAAAAAAAGCTCGCGGTCAGGGAGATCGATATTTTTATTATGGGGCATAAGCCAGGGGTTAAAATTCAAAAGGTATATGAGAAGCTTTGGGGTCTTTACTTACTTCCAACTCACGTATGGTACGCGCCGGGACACTGAAAAAATTAAGTTGGCCTTTATAGGGAATGAATTTAAGGGGGACTGCATGTTGCAACTGAAATCCAATCGGACCGGTGAACCAACAGTTATCCATTTCTGTAACGACATCGACCATATTACATACTCCAACAATACCACCGGTTCTAAATTCCTTCGGGCGCGGAAGATAATTTAAATCATCCATACCAGTATCCATATAAGCATATCCATCAAAATCAAATGTTTTAGAAGCGTGAATGAGTAAAGGCCCCCGATAGGATGGTTCGTATTTCCAGTCCCGGTTTTCGACCGGTTTAAATCGATTTACGATGGCCCAGGCCCAAGGCTGGCGTATGCTAAGAGCCCTGGTTTCTGTTGGGATCTCAAATAGCTTGTCCCAAGTTACACCGCGATCATCAATAATGGTATTGGAAGTTATTGATGCACCCTGGTGATTCAAATTATAGAAACCCAACCAAAGATCTGCTTTATTATCTCTTACAATTTTAAACTTATTTCCCATTATCCTTTTTCTAAATTATTGAGTACAAATTCTTTTCCGGCATCAGTAACGATGAAATGATAATACATTGCTTCCCCGGTTTTGGAAATCATATTCTCTTTTTTCTTAGAATATTTCATAAATCCCCTTTCAACTAATTTCATAAGATCAGCGAAAGGTTCCGTATTATCCCAAGCATAATATCGGTTCCGATAGGGCTCATCTACGCCAGGCTTATCCAGTCCCAGCGCGTGAACCATCTTGCTAAATTGCAAATCTGTTATATTAGCTTCTTTAAACATTGGCTGGATCTCCGATTAATCTGTGAATTTGTTTGGGCCATTTATGGATCAATCGATCGGGCCCCGGGGGGTTTTTTAATCCCTGCTTCTGCATAACTAATCCGCCTTGGGGTAAAGAGTTTCCGGGATCATAGGTAAAGAACTTATCACCATTCCAATATCCATGCTGGCTTAAACTATCCTCTTTAAAATCGGGATGAAGCTCATCTATCCAAGCCCCATACTGTTTAAAGAAATAGGCTACGTCATGTTCTTGGCATTGAACGCGGATTTCATGTTCCCAAGCTGGTTTCATGGGCCGGGCGTGGTGGCCGGATTCTCCGCCGGTTATCACCCAATCGATCGCCATAGGGCCATCGGCTCTACCTTCATTGATGCTATCCTGCAATAATGTTGCAGCATGGGGATCATTGTAAAGTTGGGCTTTTATTCGATCCAGTGTAGAAAGATGGTTCGAAAGATCCAGTGGACCAATTAACGGTTCGCAGCTAAGAAATTTCATATCAGCTGGCGTATTAACTAAAGGCAGAATCCGTTCATGTAAAACTTCCTGGCTTTCAATACTTGTGCCTACTCCAACGTTTAACAGGTAGCCACGATTACCATAGGCCCGGGACACTTTTTGGCGCGCATTCTCGATATTATCAAACCAAAAGGTAGCTGCTGCCATCGGCCCGGTAACTCTGCCATCCAAGGTTTCTGCCCAAGTACGGCGGAGATGTTTCATCATTCGCTTAGGGCGCTTGGTAAGGATTAAAAAATAGTGCCTGGGAGCCAGCGCCATCGCTGCAAACACTCGATCGATAGTTTCCTGCTTAACTTCCGGATGAAATAAATCGCTCATCGAGTTAACAAATACAATGCTGGGTTTCTGCCAGCGGATAGGATCTTGAAGTCGATCGGGCAGCTCTACAATTTTCCCATTCCATTTGGCTTCGTACTTCTCTTTCTCCGGATTGTACTTTACAATTTTTTGATAGGCTTTTTGAACCTTGGTTGGATTATCACGAACCCGGCCTTGATTGGCCACACGCGCGGACATGGTAAGCGCATAGCAATTTTGGCAGCCCTTACTCTTTTTGTCGCATCCCAAGATCATGTTCCACGACCGGCCATTTTCGCCAGTCCATTCTATATCGGTTTTACTACTCATACTAATCCCAATTAAAAAGTTGTTATTTCATCTGCTGGTTTCTCGGATAAAATAAGATTAAAATTAAAATTGCTATCAAGAATTCAAGTATTAACTTCCATTTCATTTATACTTCGCCATCATCGTTTATTTCTCCTGTTTGTTTGTCGATTCGGATTTGATTGATAGGTAAGGCGCAGGATGGATCCCTTTGGCAAGCTATCTTCATAGCCACCCGGGGATCCACCTGGTTGGAGTCCATTGCGCCATACACATATTTGCGACCGCTACCGATCGCCATATATGTTTCTTCTATTACTTCATAAAAAGCAGCATCGAGATAATAGATTTTATTTTCGACCTTTATAAACCGGCAATGACTAAAATCAAAATCGCGGTATAACTCGAACCCTATTTCGCTGGCCTTATCAATAATCAATTCAATGATTTCTTCGGGGGTATATTCCAGTTTGGGCGGAATCTTGTTTTGGAAATGCTTTCTTTCAGAATGATTGTAAAAAGATTTATGGATCTCTCGCGCTGCGCGATGCCATACCTGTGATTTAGAGCAACAGCCAACATCTGCAACTAATATATCATTGAATCTGTAAACTTTTTTACCGGCGCGAATTTCCATTAATCCGGAATATTTCCGACCGCTATCAGAAAGGATCTTATATTGATCGCCTTCATCAATCGCTAAAATAACACTCATGGGGAGAATTTTGGGGTTATAACTAAATTAAAATGGGAGATCGTCCATATCATCCATCGCATCGACCATCCGTTGCATCCAGTCCTGAAATTGCTCTGGAGAAATAAGGTAATTATGTTTGCCCGATTTATGCTTTTTTACATTCGTTTTAATTTCTTGCAGCCAGTCCCGATCCAGGAAAACACCTTGGGGATCATCTTCATCGAATTTACTGATGTTAGAAATAAGCTGCTGCATCTGCTTTTCATTTATACCCTTTTTCTGCGACTGGCTTTGTTTCTGGCTACCTTTATTCTGGCTTTTTGGGGACTGCTTGCTTCGTGTGTTCCCTTTATTTTTTGGGCTCTTATTCTTCTTATTCGTTGATCCTCCGGAACCGTTTCCTTTGCCATTACCAGAATTGATGTTAGGATTGTTTTCGTGAACGATGGTAGGATTAATATTATCCAACCGCTTCTGAATTTTTGAGTCAACAAAATCGATCAATCGCTCGGCCTTTTCATAGGATACGCTATCGCAATCTTCTTCCCAGCTATCAATCACTTCCTGAAATTTTGCTTCGCTATCATCTTCCAGATACTTTATTAAGCGCTGCATCCTCCGGAACTGTTCTGGAGTCATATACTTTGGCAGAAATTCTTTCGGCAATACCGGCCGGTCCCATCGAACGGTAAAATCCCAGGATTTCTTTGAAAACTTATCGTAGGAATCCCATTCATCCTGTGGGCGTTTGATGGCATAGAGCTGGGGAACAAACTGCGTGTATAATCCTACGTCCCACTGCTCGGCAGCCCGGCGAAGCGATTTACTGGATACGCTTTTAACCATATCAATATTACTGGCTGTATCCATTGCAGCGCCATCCCAATTTGGGATCCATTCATCCCCATATCGCAAAAGGATAGCCTGGTAGAGCCCGGCATTACCAAGTGTAATCAATTCATTCTTCCAATTACCCTTTCCGCAAACAATATTAAAGCGCGTAATGATAGATTCCCTTCGCACGTAAGGAGCAACGGCAATAACCGCCTTATTATAAGAATCTCCATAACTAAAGTTACTCACCCATTCCAGATCCCGGAATGCAAAAGGCCGTTTTAGGCGCTCAACGGCGCGTTCAAAATCAAATTCCTTTTTACTCATTTGGTTTCTCGGTTTTTTGATTGAAATCCCAATACCACTCAGTGGTAAACTTGACAATTCGGCTGCGCAAATGCTTACTTGTGGCCCGGCCAGCTGCTACATTATTAATTAAGGAGGATTGAACTGTTGGATCAAAATCCTTTAGTAACATTTTACTACCATCCTTTTCAATAAAGTGATCGCCTTTTTTGTCAAAAAGACCATAATTGATCCGGGCCATCTCAAATTCGTTTGATATATCTGGATAATAATGTCCAGGCTTGATCTTCTTCGCCATGTGATAAATATATTTACTATGTAGTTAAAGTTCCAAATGCTTTGTAGTGCGATACACTACGATTCAAGATCACAGTTTTGTTCCAGTGTGCGCCGAATCATATCAGAAATTTCCGGATCTAACCTGGACTCTCCGAATACATTAATCATATTATTCAGCAAAACTTTATAACGTTTGTGAGCATTCAAACGTCTTTCTAAACTATCTATAAAATTCGTTAATTGGGTGGCATCTTTGGCTCGAACAGGATCTTTGTTAATTAAAATATCTTTGTCTGGAGTTCGCAAATAGAAATAACTACCCGAGCTGTTTTTAATATATTTGATCCGGTTTCCCAAAATATTGACTGTGTAGATAAATTTCTTTACTCTTAGGATAACAAATCCGAAGCAAAGATCACAGGCGGATGGCCAAGAAGAAAAAGTATTCTAAAAAAGAAACAATCTACTTTCAGACTCTTATCGTAACTTTTGAACATCCCGAAACCGGCAAGGAAACTACACGCCGGTTCGTTGGTAAAGCTTTATTCACACCCGAAGTTCTGGATGAAATGATCGAAGCCGATGTGGAGATGCCTGATATACTTTATTTAGAAAACATGGAGCGACCTTTCAAAATCGAGATTGATGGCGAAGATGAGCGAAGTGTTGAGATCCATCAAAAACTTGTAGAAATAGAACGTAAACGAATGCAACAGGAAGGTAACTAATGGACAAGGATTTACAGCAGCAGCTTATACGAAATTTAAATCAGATGTTTGCTATAACCGTAGAATCCCGGAGAATTATCAATAAAATTGTGAACGAAACTCATAGCCCTTGGATGATTACGGCATCATTGAATCTTAATATCAGCATCAATTATTTAAAAAGATTTTATCATTATACCCAGCTATCAACAGATGAAATAGATGCCGTTGAAGTTGTGGATACCGATAATGTTCAGGACTATCTCATGCTCTTTGGGAGTTGTCTGGGGGATGTAATACAGATTTATGAAACCAACAACTTCCAATCATTGATAGCAGAAAAGAATTGGAATCCGGTCCTCACCGAACTGCTTATAGGTTTTTATCATAACGTTTTTGAAGCAAAATGTACCATCGAGCTCCAAATATAAACCGCAACCAACACAACCATATATGAATAAATCCTCACATTTCAACCGATTAAGTAATGTTATTTCTATAACAGTTATTTTTGTTGTTTTATTTTTGATTGTTGATTATAGCTTGGGAGAAACCTTTACCTGCGAAGGCCATGTGGCAACGCATACTTTTGTCAGACAAACCGAAGTGCATTTTCGGCCAGCACCGAAACCTAATGTTTGGATCCCAGTAGACGATTCAACTATTTATGGGCTAGTACTTACCTATCAGCATCAAGCTTCGATTATGCCTGTTCCGACCGAATATGCTTACGAAGTAAAAAATGGAGATGTGATTCCATTAAAGGTAAAAACCGGATTTATAACAGGCCATATTTATAATACCCGAATCGAATATCCAATTTGGGAAAACTGGAAGAAGAAATAGATGGGACGTAAGAAAACCCACGAATATGAATATATGATAGGCCGGATCAAAGGGGGCGATTTTTGTATGTGGCTGGAGAACGAAGGGCAAGTCCCGAAGCAGCTGCAACGAGTCCCCCTTCCTCTTGATGGACCGGATCCTGTTCCAGTGGGAACGCGATTTAGCAAACTGGATGGGCCAAATACCTCCGGATCTTTCCGCACTGTTGATATAGTCGATCCATCGGTTCTTGTTTATGAAGGGATGCTTGTTAGCTTGGAAGGGAGATTCGTTATATTCAGGCCCGAACCCCTTCCTGATTGCTATTGGCCAAAGGGTATCCCTTGTTATGCGCTGATTGAGGATGAAGGCTATTGTGAATTAATGTATATGCACCGTTATAATGCACCTAACTTTGTGCAGTTATCTCAATGTGAATATGAAACCCCAAATTAACTTAATTATTTATGTTACGATCACCTGATGGAACCCCCCTTTGGAGTGGGAAACCAAACGATAAAGAAAACGAAAAACTACGGGGGGCAAAATTAAACGAAATAGCCCAGGATTTGAATGATGATGAGCTTTCCGATGAGCAGAAAGTACTTAGGTATGGATCTCATCTGGAATGGTTTTTAGAACAAACCCGAATGCTGCTGGGCGCTCAACAGAAGGCCCAAAGCGAAGGAGTTTTTGATGTATCAATACACACTGTTGGAATTGCTAATGGGCTTATTCTGGCTTCGGCTATCTTCCTGGGAGAACAGGGGGACCCTCCTACGCGGAAGATCCCTAATAAGCTGCGCCATCGAAGCGATGAGCTGCTGGCCGAGAAAGTGAAAGGATTTATTATAACTTTGATTACGCAGCTGGAAGCTGTTATCTGCATAGAAGATAACAAACCCAAGGGCTACGGAGAATACGATGTGCAGGAAGCCTATGCGCGGTGGCATAATGATACTGTTGAGCATTTAAACAACTGCCCGGTTTCATTTCCAGAGCTCCAAGCAGCGATTAATCGCATCGGAGAATTTCACCGAAAGAACCATAACGATGAATAAAGAAGATTATACTGAAACTGTGTTGGGGGCTGCGTTTGATGTAGCCCACAATCAGCTTAAGAAGAAGAACATTAGCTTTCCCTTTTGTGTAATCACTGCAATACCCCAAGGGGACGACAAACAGGAGCAGCTGAAATTTATAGTGCAGCATAATACCGATACCGATCTTCTCCGGAAGATCCTAAAAGAGCTGCTGCAAAAGATGGATCCCAACAGAGCTGTAACTATCGGTCGCTCCCAAATGGGCCAGCGAGCCATCAATGTGTTGCAGATGATCGGCTTCGCGCCGGGAGATCCGCTGCAAGTGCTACAAGGCATCAGCTACCATGAGTTGATTAGTGTCCGCAACTGTGGCCCTAAGACCGTAAAGGAGATAACCGATACGCTGGATAAACATAATATACAATGGAAAAAGTAAACTATGGGATCTGACAAAGGTTTTTTTAGTAGGCTTCGATCAGTGGATCCGGAAGTCAACCAAGACTTCCTTAAGCCGGTATTGCCGGAAGGATATATAAGGGAAAAGCCAGAATCAATCCGGCTTCCCAGGGATCGAGAATCTATAAACAAGGCAGTTAAAGAGATAGTAGAAACCAACCTGGAGGAAAACGATCCTCATACCGTACAAACGCCGGGCCACCGGCTGCTGGATCGGATCGAACGGCTGGAACGAAAGATCGATCAGATCTTTGGGGATCATGTTCTTATTAATGGAAGATGGATTAAAAAGAGTAATTTAACGATAAAGACTGATGGCGAAGATTAGGACTGGCATTGTAGTAGATAATTATAAACTGGATCGTTTTAAGAAGAAGCTGGGCAAAAATGATTTTGAAATTGCAGCTACCGAAAAATTCACCGGCACAACTACTTCGATTATTTTATCGGTGGATCCTGATAGAATTCCAGAACTGAAAAAGCTATTGGGAGAACTCCAGTTGTATTTTAAAAGGAGGAATTAATGGATTATGTGAATATGGATATTGGGATGATGAAACAACAGCTGGATGAACTTCATTATACAGAAGGGATTGATACCGTTGCACTGCCCCGGGATGAGTTTAACCGGTTAAATCAAAAGCTTGCCGATTATATGGGCCATCGCATGTTGTTTCAACTTTCAAAAGAGCGATTCCAGGACCGCATTTTATTTTATGGGGTATCGATTTATCCCACAGATGAAATTGAGGATGGCTGGGAACCCGATGGCCAGGAAGTGGGATTTGAAGAAAATAATGATCCTTTCGAAACCTTTGATCCGGAAATGTTTGCTGCGGTATTAGAAATGCTTTCGCAGAAAACTAAAGAATAGATTCGAAGCAACTGTTCGGAAATTCCGGACAGTTTATATATCTAACCTAAAACACATAGTACTATGAGTTCACCGATCGATCACATGCTCCCAAAAGATTGGGATGATTGGAGTCCCGGAGAGAAGGAAATCTTCTTTCGGGAAAATGCCGAAGATGTAGAACATAAAACCATAACCAAACCGCTTTCACGAAAGGAGCTGGAAGATGCCCAGCAGGAGCTATCGATTGCTTCTGTGGACCTTCGAAAGAAGGAGCGCGAGTACGATAAAGTTAAAGAGAAATGGCGCGAAGAAATCATCAAACCGCGCAAGGAAAAGGTTGACGTTCTCCTGGATCAGCTGGAAAACGAAGCCGAAGAAATGGAAGGCAACGTATTCTTGCTTCGCGATTTTCAGCGCGAGATGGTTTATGAAGTCTTGGCCGATGGCACAGTCATAAATGCCCGGCCGATGATGCACAAAGAGAAGCAGTTTAAAACACAATCGCACATGCGAAGTGCTGCGGTCAACGATAATCCTAACGAATAATAATTCATCATTATGTCAGACGAAGAAGCTAAAAAAGATACCCGGCGAGTCCATATTACTCCGCACAAAGAAGTGCAAACGCTCATCCTTCGGGAATCAACTAACGCTCCCGAAATACGGCAGCCGGTTAAAGTGCGGATTCGGGGGAATATTTTTGCGCCCCAGGAATGGTATGAGATGCGCTGGCAGCAGGAACTTATTGATCCGAAACTGGCGCATGTGGAAGTGGATCGTTGGCAGGGAATCATCAAGCTTTATGTCAACGAATCAGATGTGGAACAGCCAATTATCACTGGAACGCTGGCAGAAAATCCGGACCTGGAGAAGCTGGGCATCAATCAAGGCAATATGTACGATAAGGATTCCTTTGTTGAAATGCTAAAAATGAACCGGCATCTATTCCAGGATCAATCTGTTAATATGTCATTGGTCGCAAAGTTGAAAGATTTTGTGGTCGATGTCAGGAAGAAGATTGAAGATAAAGACGATCACCGGGGAAATATTAATATCGCGCTGCGCCAGACAGCCGAAACAGATCTTCCGGAAACCTTCAATCTGGAGATGCCCATCTTTCGTGGGAAGCCATCCCAGGTTTTTGAAGTCGAACTTAACTTCAATGTGAAAAGCAATAGTATCTTCTTCTGGCTTACATCGCCGGATCTGGCCGAACAGATAGGAACCACCAAGGATAAGATCATCGAAAATGCTTTAAAGGGCATGGATGAGAATCTTATCATCATCGAAAAGTAATACCCCAAAAGCCACCTAAAATAGAAAAGGCCAGCTCGCTTGGGCTGGCCTTTCTTTTATTCTCTTAGGTGCTAAACTAAAGAATAATGAAAAGAGTGCTCTCAACTCTTACCATTGCTAAAATAGGTAGATTACAAGGCATATCCAAGAATGAATGCTGCCACCGTTGCTACTTCTGTCCAAGGGAATCGCCTACCTTTGGGTTTTAGCGGTGTCGTTGATACTACTTTTAGGCTATCGAAATCCGGAGATGTGGTTAGTGCCTTTACCGATGATCGATCATCATTAATAAAGATCGCCTGGTCAATTCTCACGCGCCTAAGCTGGCTTATTTCAGGCGTATCCAAAAATAGCGAGTCATTACGTATGCCACCGCGAGCAACGGCTTCTATGAGTCCATTTCCGAAGGTTGCTCGTTTCTCTAGTGTTGTATCGGCAAATGTTTGCTCGGTACTGTCGGAATCGTTTTTAAGATCCCATATTGAAAGCGAAGAAACTTCTTGTAGGCTATCGACCTTTAAATTTAGCTTCCCAATAATCTTATTATAGGAAGCCAGCTTGTCTTTGTTTTTGTCCACATAATCGCGGAATGCCTTGGAAGTATTGGCCAGGGAATCTTTAATCTGCGATTTATCAACGCGCAGCGCTTGGGTAAGCGTAGTTAAGGAATCAAGTTTTTTTGATTGTTCGGCCGTTTCGTATTTAATTTTCTCTGGCGTAAAATACCTGGTAAGGCCAACAGTTAACAAAAGTACTACTATTCCTAATCCTATTTCTTTTGGGGAAAAACTCATGCTGCTTCCTTTTCTTTTTTGATTACTGTAACATCTTCATTGCCAAAATAATATGCTTGCGATTCGGCAAACTCCTTGGCTGCTTCTTCATCTACCTTGTCCCATAGCTCTGGCCAATCAATGTTATCTAACTGGCCCTTCTTTTTGTAAAGCTTAAAGGCTACCCTGGCAAAAGCAGTCATTTTTACGTGTTTCAATACGCTCCAAATTTCATGGCCGGTAAGAATTAAAAATAGCACATATTGGAACCATCCCAGCGCATCCGGAAACATATTAGCCCCCACAGTAACAGCAATGATCCCGATAGAATACATTACGGATTTATAAAATGTTTTCATCCATTTTTTGGGATGAAATCTTATCCTGGAATCGATAATGGCCCGGATGGATCCGGCGATAAAATCAAGGAATACCAAGATTATTAATCCTTCAACAAGATTCTTAGGAGTTACAAATAGCTGCGCTACTTGCTGTGGCTCGAAAAATCCTTGCATATACGCAAATATCCCGTAGGCCCCTCCCAGCAATGCTTTATATCTAAACTGATAAGGGATTTCGGCAATGGGTCGTAAAAAAGGGCGAATAGCCGTGTACCAAAACATATTAATATACCCCGTTTTGTGAGTTACAATTATGGTTTTGTTTGGAAGTTCTATCGTTTCTCTAACTGTTTCCATAGCTAGTAAATCACTCCTATTTTTTTATTTTTGGGGATCCTAGATGATTTTACCTTTTTGTATGTGGAATAACACCTTCCCTCCTTGATTGAGTTCTTTACTTAAAGCCGGATAAACTATCCGGTACGCATCTCTGGCACTTCCAACGTTAAAATTATTATGCCCATCATTCCTTTTTTGGGGATTCGTGCCGGTCATAGGGCAACCTTTAGTATTTTCATCTGTATTGCCTGGATGGAGCTCAATGTACTTAAAGCCTTGCACCCCTAGCAAATGGATCATTCCAATGTGATTGATAATGGGATCATTTGCAAATACTTGCTTGTAATGATTGTGAAGCCCTCCTTCGGCACGAATTTCTGTTTCATACGTGCCATAAGGGATGGCTGTTTCTCCTGGAACCTTGGGGCCTTCGCGAACTTGGTCCTCCAGGATAAAACATTTAAATTCATCGTTGAAGTTCATGTGAGAGAGTGTTGAATCGTCCCCGAAAGCAAATCTATTAATATAAACGTGAATCATAATATTTAATCTGTTTTTACTGTTCCGCTTTGAGCCAGGATGGAAGCAGCTATTTCGGTCATTTGTTTCTCTAGCTGATCGGCTTGCTGCCAATTCTTGTTTTTTCGCAACTCTTTAACCTGTTTGTATAACTGTTGCAGCGTATTGGCTGTTTTGTGAAATTGAGCCAATTTTCGTATCTGCATATCCAATTGCCGGATTCGTTTAATATCTTCCGGATTGCCGGTGTTGGCTTTTTCAAGATCATCCCGGGAACGTTTCAAAGATTGAAACTTCTGATCTAAATCAGTGATTTTCTGTGTGCTCTGGCTATACCAACCATCCGGAGTTCGCTGCACTAATTTTCCTCCCAAGGGAATGTCCGCAGCTGTAATGGGTTCTCCCCTGGCAATTTTATCTTTAAACTCTAGGGCCCGGCCAAGCAGATTACCGGTAACATTATTCACTACATGCTGAATTTTTAAAGGACTCATGTGGCTTATTTTACCCAAGGTTTTATAAAAATTAGGTGTCGTTGTAAAAGCTTGCTGCTCGGGTGGATATTCTTGCAGCCAAGGCGGAACAATAGGTTCCTTCCAATAAAATTGATAATTCACTGCTCCTTCAATAAGCGAAGTAAGCTGTGGTCCAACAGCCATTTGGAAAATAGGTGATAATCCTCCAGATACCGGGGTATCTCCCATTCTGCTCAAAACAGTCTTAGCAAATTCGCCAGCCGGTAATTTTGATTTATTAGCTGCATTATCCAGGGAAATCCATGTAAATGCCTGAATAGCCCCTGTAGGCCCATAATCAAATGGTACGCGGTAAGCCCCAAATAACGGCATATAATTTTTTCGCTCTTGATTGGTACGATTTTCAAGCTCTTTCCGGCGCTTTTCAGGCGTAGCAGCGGTAGAGATAGCCCATGCTATCGCCGTTGGTACGGCTACTCCCATTCCAAGACGAAGGCCCTGTTGCCAGCGGATCCTGCTATCCGGATGAACCAACCGGTGAAGCGTTTCAGAGAATATTTGTGTGGATGGATTAATGAATCCTCCAGCTCGATAGGCTGCATGGATGGTTGAATTCCCCGGCCGTTCCCCGAAATTTCCTGAAACGAAATCGTGGGCCATCATGGCAGCTTCATCGCTATGGCCCATGTGTTTCATTTGAAGGTAAGCGCCAATGCGCGGAGCTTCTTCAACGGCTGTTGATAACCGGCTCATACCTGTTGCTTCCATAAACAGATGGAAGGGCTTATTAAGCAAAACATTGGGTGCTACAAAGGTATAATGGGCGGCTTTATCTTTCCAGTCCATCTTATCCCAATTTTGGGGGAATAGCCCTTCTTTAAGAATCTGCTTAAACCGGCTTTCATTAAATTGCCTTTCTTCGGAGATGGAATCATACATGGTACGCGAAAGCAATTCCGTATCCACAACATCGGTCTCATCATTGCCGGTAAGCTTGGCCAGCATACCACTAGCGAAATAATATCCTGGGGTGATAGATTTCATAAAATCACCTACCGTTTGATCGTCCACCGTATATTCCGGAGGAAGCCCAAAGTAAGCGCCAGTGCTGGCATCCCGGGGCAGGTTACGCCCAATAAAATCCAATGTATTGGTTATAGATTTCTTCCAAGGTGCCGTGGCCTTAGCAATGGTATTCCAGAATTTAGCTGCTCCCCCGGTCTTTTCGGTACGGGCAAAATAATCGTACATATAAGGATTTTTCAGCTGGTAAAAAACTCTGGCCCCATTACGTTTAGCAGCGATAATATTTATCCCCTGGGGATCGGCTCCGCGCCAGATAGGCATACCCGTTGATGCAATATTAATTTGTTCGGGTTTAATAGGATTAGGCTGCATCACTTCGCTGGGATCTACTCCCATGCTGGCAGCAGCTTCTTCCCGGCGTTGATTGTTAAGATAATCAGCAACCACCTTAGCCATTTCTTCGGGCTTTAAGTCTGCCACTTTTTTTGTATCCAGCTGAATAGGAGATACTAATCGATTTATGGGAACTTTTGCTTCCATCGGAATATCATCGCGCCGGTTCATTTCTTCGGCCATATAAATGGGAGCCAGCATTGCGCGATTCTGATAATAAGCATCAACTACTTGATACGTTCGCTGTTGGATAGCTTTCAGTAAAGGAAGCATGGGATGATCGCCACCCTTTACCCCCCGGAATCCGGCATCTGCTTCCGGAATCGTTTTATCGCGAGTTGTATTTTCTCCCTTGCCCTCTACATCTTTGAGCAATGGCATATAGAACTCATAGGCAGATTTCATCCGAATGGCTTCGCCCAGGCTTTTGTCCCCTCCCAGGTATCCGGTCAGGAGCAGCTTATCCATATAATCGTTTATTTCGTTGAAATAACCTTTCCATTCCGGATTTGCTTGTTCAAATTCATTAACCTTTTGGGCTACAACCGATGGCTTGACTTCTGTAATCCCGGTATAGGGAGCCAGCTTTTTAATAAGTCGCTCCAGGGAAACCTTATATTGAGAATAAAATTCAAATTGTGGCCACGCATCCTTTCCGATCTTCTGTAATGTTCCTTCAATGGGATGGTCGTGCAATACGATTTGATTCCCATGCTCACCGGCCGGATCGGTGAGCTTGTTTTTGAGTTCGTCAGAAATATTGAATCCAGCTTCGCGCAGCTGGTCAATTTGGTCCTGGGTAGCAATAACGCCATCTCCGGTACTCATAATTTTAAGGCCGGAACCATGCAGGGCATCTTTTACAATGCCAGGAATCCGGTTGGTTATCTGATGGGCCAGTCGGAAATCCGCTTTTGTTTCGCGGATGTCTTTCATAAACTCCCGGGCCTTTTGTTTGCCTTCGTTATTATCGTCATAAATATCAGTAAAGGCTTTATAGACCGCATCACGCTCCCATTGATGGATGGCCCAATTACGTCCCAAGGCCGTAAACGTGAATCGATCGAAAACATCCTTGGCCTTTTCCGTTAATGGATTGGGATCCGGCCCGGTATCCTTATTGGCAGCGCGAAGCATTGCGACCGGTCCGCGTTCTGAATGAAGTTTATATAACCGAGCTGCATCTTGCAGATTATCCAATAACTCTGGAGCATCTGCTTTCATGGCATTTACTAAGTTAGTCGTTAAATCCAACGAAGATGTAAACTCTGGATTTAAGATATAACTACGTGCCCATTCGGCAAAATACTCTGCCGGGGAATCCGCAGAAGCTCTCGATATGCCAGCTTCTTCTAATGGTTCCTTGATTTGATCCCAATCAAATTGTTCTAAGAAATCCGGATGAACATCTTGGATCTGATGATGAATACCATGAGCAGCTTCATGAAAGACAGCTACATCGCCGGGCTCGCGCGCTCTTACCAATCTGGCAGAATGCTGGTAATGAGCAGGATTCCGAGTAGTTGTGTTCACTTTCCCTACGCGCATCTCGATACCTACGGCATCATTAAGGAAATTAATGATCGACCGCATTCCTACTTCGCTACCATCCGGATCGTTTTTAATTTTCTTAGCCAGCTGTTTAGCTTTTTTGCTCTTTATCTGATCCACATCGGCCCAAGCAATATCATAGTCGCCCTGTGGTTGCAGATCCCGGATATGATCGATGCCGGAATTTCGGCTGGCCATATTTACCGTTGGGGTTATGTTTTTAGAACCTGATTTATCTTTTGCTGGGCTACGCTGCTGCTCCTGTCCTCCGCCCTCCTGCTGTTGGGATTGGTTAGGCCGGAAGGCTTCCTCAAAAGCTTGTTTGGCCCCAGCTTCCGTGTTGCCGGGTGTTTCGAAACGTTCAAATAAGTTAGTTTCTCCATCGATTCGATTGGCGTAATTTCGGATTAAAGTTCTAATAGCAGTTTGTGTACCTGTTGTACCCAGCTGCTTCATTATTGCCGAGCTTGGCCGTTGTACATCAAGCAATATTTGGGCCAGCTGGACTTCCTGGTTGGTGTAAGCTTCGTTTCCCTGGGAAAAAACATCTTGTTGGTTCACAAAATCCGATGCGGTTTTCATGCTTTTATTCTTGCGCACATTCCAAACAATATCAACGGCATTTTGCAAGGTGGTTGATAGGTCTGCTGGAGTATTAAGGTAGCGGATCAACGTGCCATAAGAGCGTTCTATCCCCCGGATTACATCGTGTGGCATTTCGGAAAATTTGCGAATGGTATCCCGGCCAGTGTCGCTGTCAAATATTAAGCTACGGAACACATCAGCCATAAAATCTTTTCCCTTAACAGTAATCTTATTTTCATTATCCAGAAATTCCGATCGATCGATGTCTGGAAGAAGATCAACAATACGGGGTCCAACATCATCCAGGATGCTTCGAATGGTTTCGGCATCGGAACTGTCAATAATCCGGCCAATCTTTTGGCGATCGGCTTCCGGAAGATTGCGAACGGATGCCTTAGCTTCGTCAATAGGATCCAATCGGGCTTCGGCCGTATTCTTAATATTACCTAATCGAATAGCTTCTTTGTCGTTTACGTCCATCACACGAACCAAGACCGGCCGTTTCATTTGAGCTACCTGGTTTTTATCCAATCCAAATCGTTCGGCTTGGGTTACCAGATACCCTTTATAATTTTGAGCCTTGCCGGGATTCTCCGAATACGCCAGTTGTAGAGAAATCGACCGGCCGTTCCCCTGAATAACCTCTCCGCGCGCGTTTGTAATAGGAGCCCCATAAAAGGCCAGATCATTGCCGGTGATAGAATCTGGATTCAGCTTTTGGGCAATTTGCTTATGCTGGGCAATATATTTCCGGCCGCGGCGATCGCGCGGTTGGCCTTTGGATATAACGTGTTTAGAGTTTAACGATCCATCGGTATTGTGGGATGCTTGTAGATCCCGGGCTTCCAGTACAGCATAATGGCCAGGATGATCTTCCGATCCATCGGGCTTAAATGAAATCTTTATATCCGATCCATTCTGTTTGAATACGCTGTCTGAATTACGGACTTCTTCTATCGGACTGCTAAACAAACGATCAAAAATTCTGCGTTGATCCTTATTGATGATAACAGCATCATCTTGCTGGCTCAACGATTGGTAGATATTTTGCAGCCATTCCTTAAACCGAGTAAAAAGCCCTTTTACTTCTTCGTTCGGAGCCTTGCCATCGGCCAGGTATTTAACAAAGCGAGTAGCAAACTTTTCTTCATGCTGTGGAGTCCATTTCCCATCTTCCACATTCAGCCAAGCTTCCATCCGGTGAAGATCATCTTCGGGGAGGTCCCTTCGAAATACTTTACCTAGCTGGCGAACGATCGTTTCAAAATCATCCTCATTTTCAAATAAATGAATAATAGCGCGCTCGTCATTATCAAATGAGATCGCTTGCTTGCCAGGCATTCCATCGTACAAATTAACTGGCTCCTGAAATGCCTTGTAATCGGTTCGGGATTCCAATACTCCGGAAGCGCGCATAGAATCATAGGTTCTTCTGCTGCCTTCTCCTGGTTGAACAGTCAACACATCTGCAAGGCCATCTCCGGATTTGCTAAAAGACTTGGATAATTCTCCGAAATACCCTTTATGCAGCCGGAAGTCTTTCGGACTAAGGTTGGATACCAATACAGAGCTAGTAGCGCCAGAGCGATCCATATAAGTGCGTAGTTCGGTGGCAAACTTGCTATGGCCAATACCCTCTCTGGCCATTCCGATTTGTGGTTGATTCTTCATGTGTAAGAATCCTATAACTTCCTTTTGATGATTCAATAATATAGCAGAGTATTTGTCTGCCAAAGAAAATTTTCGGGATTCAATGAATTGAGCAACTTCGCCGGGGCTTGTTATTTGAAAACGTTCACCGGGAGGACTATAATTTTTTGTGTTTTTAAATCGTCCCCAGCTAAATACGGGTACATCCCGGGATGTCGTTGCATAAGGTCCTTCCAGCGATTCGGCTCGCTGTTCCACAGTAGGCACATCGCTGGTTCCTTTAGGGCCAACCTCATCAAACACCCCATAGAGTCCAGAATTCCTATTTATAATAATCGAATCCCTCATTCTAACGCCAGCTGGCAATCGTTCTTTTATTTTTTTATGCATACTAAGATCAGCTCGGGAAGATTTTAAGTTTCCGCTGGGATGGTTATGAACCAAGGTAACTTCTTGGATGTCGTAACGCTGCACGAAGTCTGTAACAGCCGTATGATCGATTGCAGAATGAGCAGGTCCCCCCATGCCAACATTAAGAATAATGGCTTCACCATTCCGATCTATCCCTACAATGTATCCTTGTTCAATAGCTGCGTTTTCCAGCTGTGAAAACATAAAGGCTATATCGGCATCCGTTCGAACCTGTTGGTTGCGACTCACCGGCTTAATATTATCCCAGGGAATGTATTGGCGTTCCTGCATAGTGAATTCCAGGTTATCCCCTTGGGTTATTTCTCTCATACCTGGATGTGCCGGTATGGTTTCTTCGGGAGCTGGCTCGTTTGGATTTTCATCGAAGAACCCAAGTTGCCGGGCGCTTTGGTATTCCATAATACGACCATCCGGCAGCTGCACGTAATTCCCATTTTCACTGTACGAAACACCGGTTTTTTCTTCAAGCCTATTACCAACATCCTGCATGGAATTTATATCATCTCCATAGGACTCGATAACTTCATTGGCTTGGCCATCGGTAATGGGTGGCTGTTTGGTAATACCGGCCAACCGGCGCTTCCAGTATTCTGCTTCATCTCGGCCATTTTGTTCGGCCCACACACGCGCGCGCTGGGAAATCAAGTTAATAATACCATCAACTTGTTCTGCGGTAATATCAGCATTGTTATTCAGCTGTTCGCGAAACTTCTCCTTCGTCATGGTTTCTGTATGTCGGCGCGGAGTTTCCTCCGGGGGAATCTCTTTATTATCAAGATCCTTAGTAGTAGATTCCAACAAGTCCGGATAAGCAGAAAGTATTTCTTCGGATACCGGCCGGTTATCTTCTAAAGCTTGAGCAACAGCTGTCTTATGCTCGGGAATAAATTTATTGTCAATGAGATTTGAAATTTCTTCTTCACTCATTCCATCCGGAAGTTCATCGATGCGATGCTGCACGTATTCTTCGGGCATCTGATGATGGGGCTTTAATTCAATCGATTTTTCACCGGCGCGATCCAGTAGCTTGTTAACCAAATCCCCGGTTGTCATATCTTCTGTTGGAGTAATGCCGTTTTCTTTTGCTACTTGTTCTTGCCAGGTTTCCCCCTCTTTGACATCTGACATTACCATATCCGGCATATTGGGATTCTGCTGGTAATCTCTAATTAATTTACGTGCCGAATCGGTTAACTCGACTCCTTGGTTGGCTTGCTGTTCAGATTGGCCAGTATTTGCATCCGTTTGCTCCTGGGAAGATCCAGGTACTTCATTTTGGTTCTCATCGATACTTTGTTGCTGCTGATTATTGGGTTGGGGATTGTTGTCGATGATTTCATTTTCAAAGGCAATTAATTGGTTAAAAAGTTGTGGCGCGTTGTTTGCTCCGGATTGCTGGAGCTGCTGCGTTTTTTCATCGATCCAATCCAAAGCGCGGATCTGTTCAGCTTCGGTAAGGGGTTGGCCTTGATCGAATTTGTCAAAAACAGTGGTCATCCGGGGATCGCCATCGTCCAGCCGGAATTCGCTTGTATTTACGCCCTGCGGAGTTAACTCCCGGTGGGCTTGATCAACGGCCTGGGTAAATGCTTCGGGATCCACGTTGGGCTGCGTACCGCGTCCGAAGTACTGCTGCCACATTACTTGCTCTACAATATCCGGATCGCGGAAGGTACGGCGGTTGCCATCTTCATCAGCCATCGTAACACTTTGTACTTCTCCAGCATCATTCGTATTACTAGAAAGCCAGCTATAATTTTTCGTCTGCTGGGGTTCGCCGGTAAGCCGATCGGTTTCTGTTAATTGAAATTGGTCGGTTTTGGGATCCGTAAGTTGCATAGTTCGTACAGGGGGCTGGGTAGCCCGTTGCAGCTCGGTATCAGAAAGCTTTGTAGAAGTATCTTTATAGGTGTCGGGAACCTCTACAATCTGATTATCACCGGTATCAATAACAATATTCCCTTCGGAATCCTGCGTAAGTGTTCCGCTATAATCGCCCATAGTTACTTGGTCGCCCATTACATCTTCAATCGTTCCTTGCTGGGCTTGCTGATCGCGCATTTGCTGGAGCTGCTGGTTATGGATCTCATTCCGGCGTTGCTGGAGCTGCCGGATAGATTTATCAAATTCTTCTGTGGGTTCACCCCGGGTTTCGGCAATATCACGATTGCGAAGGATCCGGTCGGTTTCTTCGGTTATTTGTTTTATTTGGGTATTTAAATCGGCATCCTCATTTATATTAGAAGTAGCTCGTTGATCCGGGGAATAACCGCTATTCTTTTCAAGTTCCTGTGTAAACTTCTCCCAATGATCCAATACTTGCTGATCGTTATAGTTTTGAACCCCTCCATGATCCGGAATCACTTCTTCTTCCAGGATGCTATTTCTGCGCGTTTGCCACAACTGGAAGTTATGATCTTTTAAATCCGGATTTCTTGCATCAGTTATCTGATTGGCTTCGGTATAGATCTCTTGCTGCGATGATCCATCCCTGGTATAAGGCAACGATATTTTAATTCCTGGTTTCTGCGGGGCTTCCTGTTGCTCAATATTCAAACCGGCTTGCCTAGCAGCCGATTTCACATTGGCATTTCGCTGTGGATCCGAAGTTTCATTAAATACCATGTGCCCCTGGGTTCCACGAGATTTTGGAGCTCCAGATTCGTTTCTGCTTCCAGGGTGGTCAACTTGTAATCCGGAATCACCGGAATTGATTTCATACCCCATTGAAGTGGCAGCCTTGGCATAAGGAACTAATCCCGAATCCAGCTGAATAGATTTTCCGGAAGGCTGTTCCACATCTTGTTTTATAGGTTTATTATAGGTCTTTTGTTCTTCCGGACTCATATTTTGATATTCTTCCGGAGAGAGAAATTCCCGGCCGGTTACATCCACATTTGATTGTGGGGACCGTTGGCCGGTGGGCTGGCCAGCTTCTTCGGCTGGAGCTACCTGTTGAGCTTGGCTGGCCGATTGACCTTTTGCTTGCTGGCTGGTATTGGAAGAATATCCTTTGCCATAGGCTTGCTTCCGGCGATTGATAGACTCGTTGGTTTCTTGGGGCTGGGGGCCTTTCTGGTTTTGCTTTATTTTAAGCTTGATGGCTTCCTGACGATTTTCGGCCATCTGTTTATGGATGTTCTGTTCTATAATAGACAACCGCGACAAGGCCATATCGTGATTCAACGTAGGTTTTTTATCTTTTTCACGTTGGATCTTCTCTTGTTCAATCCGTTGCTTCTCTGATTCTACCGCTTTAAGCTGCTCTTGAATTGATCCATCGGTAGGGATCGATATTGTTACTCCACGCTTAGGACTGTTTTTGGTTTGGTCCGGCCCCTCATGTTGCTGCTGCTGTCCTTCGGAATCTAATTGCTGTTGCGCTGCCATAGACTCTGCGACAGTCCCAAAAGTAAAAGTAGTTGTACCTCCTACTGCGGATCCAACAGCGGTGGCTTCGGGAACTCCATCCATTAAATTGCGATCGGGATCCCATCCGTATTTGGCTCCTACATTGCCCATTACCTGTTGAACACCTTCGGTCAATCCTTCGATTGAGGATTGTTTCCCGGAACTTTTTAGGAGCATATAAAACCTTCGTGATAACGATTGGCCCACTTCTTTCGTTATTTCTTCTTTAGCTGCCTTACCTAATCCTGATTTTGCCAGCGCATCTTCTACGTATTTAAAAAGATAGCGATCGGCAATACCTTCAAATACAGCCGAAGCCATTCCGGAAGCAACGGCCAATGCTTTCTCGCCTTCGGTGGCTTTACGGCCTTCTTTTTCGGCGGTCTTGCGCATATCTTTAAGTTGTGATCCAATCTCAATAGGGGCAGCTCCAGCGGTAGCTGCAAGTAATTCCCCGGCAGTACTCACCGGGCCAAGGACTTTCATTGCTCCGATGCCTGGTAACATGGAAGGAGCCGTTTCACCGGCCTTGGCTGCCAGCCAAGATGGAAGGAGCGCTGGGTTCTGCCATATATCTTCTAAGGTTTTCCCTTTCAGATTTCGATTTATCCGGATTTTATCTTCTTCACCTAAAGACTCAAAATAATCCGCTGCTTTCTTAAAATTTTCGCGCATTTTTTTTGTTGTCTTATCCGGACCGTTTAATGGTGAATCAAACGGATCAAAATAAAACTGTCCCAAAAATTCAGCAGTTTGTGATGGAAGCACACTCACAATTCCGCGAGCTACACCTTTTGCAGCTTCGGTGGCTACCCCAGGATCAGGCCAATGTATATTTTTTACGGTATTCTTATACTCTGTTGGCGTTATTTTTCCAGAAACAAGATCCTGTTTTGCTTCTTTCATTTGCAGCTCGGCCAAGGCTTCCTGTTTTGTACGCTCTCGCCTTTTCTTTTTTATACGGCGCTCATCTTGCCCCTGCCAGTGCAGGGCTCCAGTTTTGGATATACGGGGTTGCCCAGGTCCTTTGGACATATCATTCATGGCTTGGCCAGCTTGTTCGTGCTGGGCCTTTTGATAGGCTTCCATCGAATCATATTGATCCAACGATTCTGTTGAGTCGAACGCAGCATTGGCTGATTGTTCAACATCAAGATCCAACTGGCGCAGATGCTTGGGAATATCCATGCCGGTAAGTCCCAATGCCATTCCCTTATCCTGTTCTCCGGGTTTTATTTGACCGGTTAGAATACCTTCAAACTGATTTAGGTTCTTCGGAATGCCATGTATGCGCCCTTGGGATTGCTGATCCATCAAGAACTGATGGAATTTTTTTCGGTATCCCGGATCCTGAAACCATTGCTGAAACTTACCATAGTCCTCCGGGACTCCTTCCATTGGAGTGTTAGATTGAACTTTAATTAGCTCGTCATGGAGAATCTTTAATCTGTCGGAACCATCCGATGTACCCTGCCCATTAATATCCGGCTTACTAGCTGTCGAATCTTTGGAAGATGAAGTATCAGTGGAAGCATTGGCTTCCCCGTTTGTTTTCTTTTTTTTTGTTTCTTCTTTATCAGATCCCATCTATTACCGATTTCCAGAGTTTGAATTATCATTCTGGCCATATTGCAGCATTTCTCCGTTTTGATAGGTTTGGAACGCTCGGCCAGGATTGCCCATATCCGATTGATTATTGTCGGGATTTTCGGGGCCTTGGGGGGCTTTGTTTAAACTTATCCTATTATAAAACTTATACGCTGTTATCATTTCATCCGGCATATCCAACTGTTGCATTTTAACAAGGATGGCGCGCTGGGAATCTGCTGGTGCATGGGTTTCGGGAAGTTGCTTGGCATTCATTCCTTCTTTTTGCAATTCTCCAAAGCTGGTTGCATTCAGCTCCAACTGCCGGGCAACACCTTGAATAAATTTCAGGTTTTTATATTCGGTTTTTGTTTCTTCGGGAACAGCCTTGTTAACATCGCCGTTGTCCAGAAAAATCTGATCTTCCAGTTGGTTAATGCGTTTATTTTGTGCTTTCATATACAGTGGAACGAATTCCTTCACATAGTCGGGCTGGGCATAAGATGGCCAATCGGAATCCTTATTAGCATTATCACTTGTTTTAATTTTAGCATTCGCCTTAACGCGAGCTTTCTCTAACCCATATTTCAGCTCATCTTCGTTGCGCTGGGTTTCGTATTTTTGAGTTATTTTTTCGCGCGCAGTTTTCCCCTTTTCTCTCATCTGTTCGCGATTATTAAGCTGGGTTTGTTGATAACCCTCCCGGCCCAATGTAGAAACAAATTGATTTCGAAAATTACGATCCTGCTCGGCTCGTTTCTTTTTATCCTCTAGAGCCTTGGCTTTCATATAAACCCCTTTAGCCTTATCAGCAGCATCTAAATCCTGTTGGGCTTTATCTCTAAGGGCTTGGGCATCATCACGAATCTCTGAAATGGCAGAGTTATCAGTGGCCCCCATATTGGTTCCAGCAGCTTCCATATCATTGGCAAGGCTTTCTAATCGCTTTGCCTTGTCAAGCTTTTGAGCTGCCCGGCGAGTATGCTTTTTTACTTTTTCTCGATTGCCATACAATTTGTTACGCTGCTCCTTATTAAGTAGGGCAGCTGCCAGGTTTTCTAGTCCCTGGTTAAACCCTTTCGTTGAATAAGAATATTCATTGCCGGGAATCGCATTCCCAGGAGCTTCGGGGGGCTGGATAGGTTGTAACTTTTTAACTTCCCCGGAAAGGACAGCTAATTTTTGGGCATCTTCTGGAGTAAAAACGGTAGGCTGGCCATAAGCTTTCGTATAAACATCTTCCGCACCTTGCATACTTTGGAGCATGGTTTCTGGATCAAATCCCAAAAGGGTTAATCCATCCTCCATTTTAGTGGGATCAATTTTCTTTTTCTTTTTCTTTTTCTTTTTATCGCCATCGCCAAATGCCATAATTATCCTCCTTTTACGCCCATAGCTGCAATGTTAGCTCCATTTCCAAGCGCATCCATAAACATTTGTTTGTCTGCGGTAGATTTTCGCGCGGAACGCGAGTATGCTTTTTCAGCTGCCCCGGAAAGTGCAGCAAATTGGTTCTGGCGAGCACCAAGGACACTCTGATACAGATTGGATTTTCTATTTTTGGCATTTTCTTCGCGCTGCAAATTCATGCGCGTTACCCGATCATTATATTCATTCATTACATCGGTAATACTCTTATTGGATTGCTCGGTAAGCTTGCCCAATGTCGCTTGGATTGATCCGGTAACATCTCCCCCACCGGCAGCAACGGCTTTAGCCAAGTTGGAAGCAGTTCCGGCTTCTCCAGCCTGGATCCGATCAGTTAAATTCTGGATCGATTGGCCATATACTTGTTCAGCTGTATCGTTATAGCTGGTTTTCATATTGTCGGCCAAGCCAAGCGTACTTGCTATCTGTTGATCGAATTTTTGTTGGGATTTTGCGCGCGCAGCATCTATTCGTTGAGCACGATCACGTAATCTTCTTCGCTGTTTCCCTCCCAAAATATATTGAAGCCCACCCCCTATGGCGGATCCTGCTGCCAAGGCTGCGAGCATTCCTATAATGGCATGGTTAACCGGGAATCCATAGTTAGGCCCCCAAAGGAACACCTCTAAGGCCTGTTTTAAAAAATGAATTACATCAGTCATAATAGTTATTGCCTTGCTTTTCCTAGGTTTGGCAGTTTAAGATATTTCATATCTACGCTAGAAATGAAACCATCGCCATCGCCGGTGATATTTATCCGCATTTTAGGCATTATTGCTCTCTTATGAAACTGAAAGCTGTTACCCGAAATATCAGCTACTTCTACCGGTGAAGAATCATCAGCGGAGAATGCTTTGCTCCAGCTGTTCGTATTAGATTCCAAACGTTCGCGCTGCAAGTCGAGTTCTACTTGCACGTTATATGCCTGGCCCCCTACGTCAACTTCCAAGATTTTAAATTGAGTCCGCGGATTTCCCAAATGTTTTGTTGTCATACTGCCTTGGATGTAATAGGAATCCGAAGCTCCTTGGCCAACATCATCATAAACGCTTAAAAGATCCCCGTAGCACACATCGCCACCAATGGCCAGGATAACATTGTCATGGGCATAGACTCCATGCCTTACATTGCTACTTATTTGCGGTCCATCATAAACAAACGTTCTTACGGCTTGATCTTCATAATCGTAAACCAATACATGATCGCTGTCAAATATAAACCAAAATTCAGATCGAGCCCTATTTACAAAAGATGCTTTCAGATCATTAGCTAAGAAGTCGTATTCCAAGTTGTCAACGATTTTCTGTGGTTTAGATGCTCCGGAAATCATTTCAAGGCCATCTTCACTATGCAACACAACATAATCGCCTAATCGCTGGGCTCCTTCGCGGCTGCGGAGATGAAATCCTTCGTAGAATTTCTCAATATCTTTTTTGTATGCCCCCCCTTGGTCAACTAGGTAAGCCATCTGGAGATTACGATCGGTAACGATAAGAAATTGATAGCGCATCAACGTTTTATCAATATCAAACTTTAATGGGATTGCCCGTTTTATTTCAGCCTGATCCTGAATGGGTTTTTGGCCAGGGATCTCAAATTGCTGGAAGGGAATCCCTACAATAATATAATTTTGTAAATCAACCGATTCTAAAATATCCGATCCCGTTGGAGCATTAAAGGTAGATGCCTGAATATCGTCCAGTTGGCTGGTAGTATTTGGTAAATCAATAATTTTGCCATGAGCTCCGGCATCTCTGATCCCTATCTCTTTGATTAGATGAAAATGCTTTGTGCCATCATTCGTCCTTCCTAATACATATACCTTGCTAACTAGATTGTTTAAACTATGTATTTGAAGCCTATTGGCATTTACTTCGGAAGCCGATCCGCTGGGAACAGTCCCGGCATCTCCACCACCGATAGAGTCTGTTGCTGCCGTAGTTACCCCGACATCGCCAGTTACATCGATAACCAATCCGTTACCCACTGTACCATACTGTCGGTATGCTAATTGGCATTTCCAGGTTCCATCGCCATTATCAACCTTCGTTGCCTTCCATTCAAAATCGATCGCCGGAGTATTTTGGATCTCGGCAATATATTTATCGACAATTCCTTCAAGAGTATCAGTATCAGCAATGGTAATGGGATTCGTTGCGTTGCCATCAATGCTTATCGTGTGATCCTCTGTGGATCCTCCAGAAAGGGCATTGGCTGTTACATCTATTCCACCAATAGCTTGCTGGCAGCCATCGGATCCTCCAGCAGTATAGCCAGTTGTTAAATCGCCGAACGATTCCCCTGGAGCTGCTACCTTAAAAGTATCTATGGCTATTTTATTTTGGGCTATGCGAACAATGAATTGAATATCATTCCAAGATGTTCCTGGCTGGTCAGCTTCAACGATTACTCCTGGATAGTCTGGGCCATTAATCGTAAATGTAGTTGATAATGCACTCCAATCCTGGAAGATTGTAGGATCGCTATTAATCGCTCCCGACAACTGCGAAGCAATCCCTTCCAAGGTATCTGATCCATAGATAGTTGGCCCATTTTGCAGCTGACTGCCATCAATCTCAAAATCTAATGTTCCCTGATCGCTGCCACTCATTCGATTATTTACTACTGCAATAAATCCTTTAGCCGGTACGCCTTGCGGATTTTGAGCTCCAGACAAAGAAGGATCCTGGGTATCAAATGTAACACCTGGACCATCGGTTCCCCCAGCCGTTTGCGCATCGGCAGCTACGGTAACGTCCACCGTTCCGGAAACACCGATCGTTGTGCCATTATCAGAAGCGCCTGGAGTATCGCTGGTAATCAAGCAGCGCCAATTTCCCCCACCTATATCCACCTTGCTGGCAGTCCAATTAGCGGAGATCGTTCCATTGCCATTTAATTGAGCAACATATTTATCCACGATCCCTTCCAGCGTATCGGTTTCTACGACCGTAATAGCTGCGGTAGTCGTAGCTCCAACGGTTATTGTATGATCTTCTTGGCCATCATCTCCGCCAGCTGTGGGGGTTTGCACAGCCACCGTAACATCAACATCTCCGGAGATGCTTAAAACACTGCCATCCCAGGATGAGTTGGTTACATTAGAAGATAATAAGCATCGCCAGGTTCCATCGCCATTATCTACTTTAGAAGCAGTCCAATCAGCAGAAATTGTTCCATCACCATTAATTGCGCTCACGTATTTGTCAACGATTCCTTCAAGGGTATCAGTATCATTGATCGTTATAGCACCGGTCGCATTCCCATCAATAGTTAAGGTATGATTTTCCGAAGAACTAGCTGCCAGATTATTGGCCGTGACATCATAATAGCCTTCCGATGGGCTGGCTGCCAGAGCATTAGCTGTTACATCAATATTAGCCGTAGAAGCAATTGGAACGGGTTCAATGTTAACGACATCGTTATTAAAAGATTCCCCAAAGCGCTTTTCAGTATATTGTACTTGGTCGGCTTGGGGAGTGGTAGCTGTTATCCGCATAGTGGCCGAAGCTACTACGGCTGCGCGGATAGCTTCGGCTACATCGGGCGGAGTAGCTTGATTAACCGTATTGAGAGATACCGTAACCGTTATCCCTTGATAGGTTACAGTAAGATCCCCATCAACCTGGCATCCCTGGGTAACGGTATGGAATCCCGATGCTTTGGTTTGATCGCAAGCGACCGGCGTAGTTGAGCTAGTCGATCCTTTCTGCAAATATTCGTTTGTTTCAACGATATTTGATCGTTTTCCATCGCTATACTCAAACATAAAAGCCAACGCCATATTATTAGAGAGCTGTGTAGTGGGAGTTATATTAACATAAATATTCTCCTGGCTGGCAGTGGCCGGGTTTGTGTAAACGCTGGGAATAGGCCGATTTACTTCGTATCCGGCCATCATAAGGCTTCCTTCAAATGGAGCTATGGAATTAGGTTTTATTTGTCCTGGTCCAAAAAGATCAGAAACCCCTCCAGACATAGGAAATTCTTCAATTAAGGGACGTAATAATTTATCGTCAATAGTTGAGTCTTGGAGAACTGTTTTATTCTTATCTACCTCCCGAATTATAAAAAATGGAGAGTTTTCATATCCCGGGGAGCTTGGAGTAAAAGCTTGTTCTGGAGAGGCTTTCCACCGCGTAGCACAAAGAAATCGTACAAACACATTGGATGAAGCCGGAGAAACGGTAAACTTTATTTTTACAGATCCATTATCATATATTTCTGATGCTTGAAGCTCTGCTTGGTAGGGCCTTCCAGGCAGAGCAATAGAGCCATCATTAAGTTGATCCAATAAAAAGTATCCGCGATAAATCTTTGGGGCCGAATAATTGCTGTTCGATTCTACACTATCACCACCGGAACTTAATTGTTTATTGGCTGGTTGCCCTACCAATGATTTAAGATCCGGATTATAGGGGAATACAATATTGCGATCAGAATAATCTTCTCCTGGAGTGCTAGGATCGCCAATTGCTGTGGTTGCTTCTATTCCTGTGGGATCTTGCCAAGTTAATGTAGAAGGGCCTACATCTGTTAATTTCGCCACATAACTTTTAAATGAAGGATCTCCATTTTCATCAAGCGGTATGTAATATTTTTCAATAACAAACTCGGTACTGGAGCCATTTACAGTATATGATAATGGAGCATCTCCAGGGCCAAAAGTAAAAAATCGAGTGCTTTTATAATCGTTACCGGCTGCATCGGTCAGGTATTGCCCTCCCTGATATACATATCGGAAGGAATTTACATCATATTGGGATGGATCCAATACTCCTTCGGTAATATTGTCGGCCTGGGAATTGACAATAGGAACTCCCGAAGTCCAGCTGGCATTCGGATATACAAGAACCTGTTCTCCCTTAGAAAAATTATAAAAGTTTTCATCAGTCAGCTCGCCGGTGAGAAATGAATCCGATAAAATATAAGATTGATCGTAATTCATGAATGTAAAAGCAGAACCGGCATTAATATCATAATACTTACCCGTTCCAGCATCGTAAGAAAACGCATATAAGAATTCTCCATTATGCGTGATCTGAATTTGCTCATTCGTGGGAAAGCCAGTAAGGATTGTTGTAGAGGAATTATCGGTAATATTCCAAAGCAAAATATCACCGGCCGTATTATGAATGGCTAGAAAATCTTTCAATACTCCGCTTACCCGAGTAGCAAAAGGGTAAAGAGTAACAACGCTGCCAAAGACTGTTTTTTGTATTGTCGTTCCACCCCTGCGCTTTATACGAAGGTAAGGCCCATCGTATTCAAGGCGTACATTCCGGAGTTCCTGGAAGTTCTCCATGCGGTTGCCAGGCACTAAATTCATAAACTCCCGGGATGCCCCCTTGGAGTCCCCAATATTTTTGGACATATTTCGCAGCGCGTCTATTCCCATGCCGTTGATTCATTAGTATGAAAAATGTGGAACAATTACGTTGTTATCTTTCGGTTTTTGGCTTTCATGGCCAAGCTTTTGCTCATCTCTTTCTTGCTTGCATAGCGCCCTGGCTTTTTTAGCCGATGTAGGTAGTAGCCAAAGCAATGTTTCATATATCATCAACTCCATTGACCAATGGGGGGCTAAAACGGTGTAAGCATTATAATCTTCGTTATCTACGTTGGCTTCCCCAATATCATCGAGATTAACGTTGCCTGGCATAACCCGGGCTGTAAATTGCAGATAACGGGGGCTTTCAAACATCGTTCCCAGCGTTATCCTGCTTTCGCTAACACTAAAATAGCATAATGGATCTTGCCGGTTATCCTGATATGTTCGCCCAAAATATTGTTCGGATAAAATTTCATTAGTGTGGATCCGGCCTTGATAATCCTCATAGGATACTTTCCGGAAATGCGCACTTTGGCGAGCTCCGCCGGCCGGATAATCACTAAAAATGTTTAGGAACCGATCCGGGATAGAAATGATGTTCAGGAATTTTTCTTTGCCCAGGAAGTAATTCCGATCGCGCGTAGTAAGATTTGTTTGGCCTTTTATGTTATCAACATAATTTGCCCAATCGCGATAGTTTTCATGCAGGAACACGTTATTAGTATCAGCAGGGACAAAGACCACGACGACTGCTTCCAAGTCCATATCTCGTGTAACGATACGATCAGCATGGTTTATAGCCCTTATTAAACTGATATATTTCTTGCATTTTCGGTAATCAAACGAAGAAATCAGTTTATCCTGATGGAAGGATTGAAGTTCATTCTGTACGCGAACCGCCAGCTCATTTGTCGATATATCTCTACGGATTTTATGGGCCATAAGAAATGGGTTTGGACTATAACTGTTCGGAGAGCCCGAAGGCCCTCCAAACAGTTATAGGCTACTTACCATTGTAGGCAGCAATAACCATCGATCCCTGGTTGTCATACCCGGAATTATGATTCTTGCCAGTTGCCCATTCGATTCTACGGCCACCACCAAAGAACTCTTGGCCGAGTCCTAAGATGTTGCCATAATCATCTTCCTTACGGCGATCCAAGTTAAAAACAGGACCGGGGACAAAACCCAGCGCGGATGCTCCAAGCAGGATCATGCGATCAATCTTATTGCCACCGTTAGCTCCGATCGCGCTATCAGCGCCAGCTGGCTGTTCTTCGGCAGCAGCAGCACCGTTGGCTTGGGTTCGGAAAGTACGCTGCCCGTAATTAAGGCGGATACGCAATTTTCGGCCGGTTCCATCGGTGTTATCCTTGGTAAAGGTCATGCCAGGAGCATCGACCGTTCCATCGCCGGTACGTGCATCAAGACCACCGGCAGCAGTTACGCTATACTGATAATCATCAGCATTATAGCAGTACTCATAGGTGTGCATTTCCTGATCGAGCTTTTCAGCTTCGCGGATAACAAGGTTGCGATACATCTTGTCATTCTCGTTAATCAGTGGATGCTGATACATTTTGCCATTAAAGGCATCGCCAAAGCGCTTCTCCAGATCGGGATCATCCAGCAGCATATTCATCATTGCCGGGGAAACCAGCAAGATATATTTGGCTCCAGCACCGCCTTCGCTCATGCGATAGCGGATTGGGACAAGACGAAGGAATTTCGTCTGTGCTACGATAAGATCCAGCATCTTACGGCCGGGAAGGGCCGTAGAATCAACCAAACCAACAGTTTCGTGAACCTTTCCAGTCCAAGAAGTAGCTGTAAGCGTTCCACCCGAAGCATCGGCCACATCGTTAGCAGATACCAATTTATAATCCGGATCCGAAACCGAACCATTATTGACAAAGGCAAAGGTATTGGGATGCTCGAAAGGAGCTCCAACGCCCATTCCAGCGCTTCCGGCGACCGGATCACCATCATTGATGGTATTGTCGGCTTGGGCAATACGGGTGTATAAGTGAGGACTCCAACCTTGATGGTACGTAACAATACGATCAGCATCCTTATACCGGCCAGAAAGATCGGTAACGTGCTGAACAAGCAACTCTAAGAGCTGCCCACCAAGTTCTTGTTCGGACATGCGAACATCTTCTTCATAAGCGGAAAAGAAATAGCTTTGCAGAGCAAACTTAATATTTTTCCGATTTCCCTGGACTTCGTAACCAACGCGATCTTGCCCTTTAACGCGGACATAACCGGTGTTACTGGCATCACCGAACAGGACTTCTTCATCGCCATCGAAAGGCGGAATATGTACGGTGTCGGTGAGCGTATCTCCGGCCATCTTCTTCAAATCATAATATTCAATGAAGGGAGGACCATAAATATCATCACGTTCTGAAATTCTTCGCCGGGACTTATTCAGTCCGGTATATTCAGGCCGCGAAAACATAGATTTATACAATGAAGCCCAATACGCAGATTGAGATAGGTCTCTCCATTGTTTTTGAATTCCAGGATCACTTAAAGTAGTAGGGCCAATAGCTGCAAAAGCAACTCCCAGGCCATGAAGGCCAGGAATTTGAGCAATAGCCAAACCACCTAATGCAAAAATAGCCAAGTGCAGAACTGCACCAAGCACATAGAGTAATTTCCGTTTCATGGGTATTCTCCTGCTATGGGGTTTTGGGTGATAATTTATTTCATGCGCAACAGATTGGGTATTTGCAGCATGGGATCGCCATGAGAACTTACCCCTAACTTAATAGGCGTTTGTTGCTCTTCGGCCCAGTGGGGATCACCCTAAGCAGGATCGCTACTTTTGCGAGCGTGTGAGCTAACACTGAAAACGATGCCTAACGTAATCGTCTTGAATGTTGCTACTGACAATTAAGCGAATATTTGTTATATATTCAAGTCTAAAGGAATATATCCTTTGGTTGCAACCAAATTTTAACTTTAAACAACAATATTATGCGTAACAAACTATTAAAGGAAGGTTATATTTTAATAGCCGGAGGAAGGGATCTAACGAGAATTCAGAGAGAATACAAGTTGGCTGCCTTTAAGATGAAAACGAAAGTTCCTGGGGATTATACGCCTGGCCGGAACGATGATAAGGAAGATGGCTTTGAACCGGGATCCGAACTTATCAATGGGCATGGCGATATTTTTAAATGTATCGATTCTACCGTAGGCAAGGCCAGCTGGATCCAGATCGGGAACATCTCTGATCTTACTGCCGATTCCCATCTTAACGATGTATTGAAAGAAGCCCAGCAACAGATCAAAGCTATTGAAACCAATGGTTCTGAAAGCAAGGCAGAAGTTGCCAAGTCCGATGGGTCCGAAGAATCCGGGGAGGATAACACAAAAGAGGATAAGGAGAAATCCGAAGCTTCTGGCGATGCCGATCCAGTTAAACAGGAGTCCCCGGATAAGACTAGCAAGGAGAAATCGAACAAAAAGAAACCGGCTTCTAATTCTCCGGATATTCTGGAAACTGATTCGGGACCGATGAAAGGGAAAACACCCTTGCCGGAATCTGCCCCTTATTACAAATACCTAACCGAAAAGAATGGCATTGAAACAGTTGAAAAGCTGACTAGAATAGCCAAAGATAATGGGTTAAAAGACCTAAAATACATGAATGAAAGTCGCGCCCAAGATGTAAAATCATGGCTATTTGACGAAGAAGATTAGGTTTAGTTGCATCAATTAAGCCACATAAAAAAAAGGCCATCCTTGTTCGGGGATGGCCTTTTGTATTATGCCTATGGGGTATTAGCTGCCCATAATCGAGCGAGCCAACCGGCCAATATCCTTATTGGTTTTAGCCAGCCCTTCTTCATCCGCGCCAGGGGGAATATAGCTATGGCCTTGACTGGATCCCGGGGTAGGTATTTCATCCTCATAGCTACTCTTTCGCTTACCTTGATTTCCCTGATCCTGTTTTGTCTGTTGGGTTGTGCGATCTTTGCCTTCTTGTTCAGACACCCAGTTCTGCCAATCTTGGGTTATATAATACCACCCTTCCTCGGTAGTCAGATCGTATTTACCAATATTTTGAGGATGGTACGCATACTGGCGCAGAGCTTTAATAGGAGCCGAATCCTTGGAATGTTTAAAAACCGGTAAGGCGTTAGGGCCTTCACCGCGATCTTCGGCAAAACGGAAGAACGCTTGATCCCTTCGTTGCATAAGCTCGGCATCAGAGAGTTCGGTATCCTGATCTTGGACCTCCCGGAAATTTTGCTCGGCTTCCCACCAATCCTTGATGGTTTGCCGTTGCTCATTCATATCATCCATAAGCTCCTGGCGCTGCTGGGTGAGCCGGTCCATCTTAGCATTGTATTCTTTTATGCCATGTTCTTCGGCATAATTTTCATCATCGCGATGATCTTCGATCTCCTGATTCACTTCGGCCAAGTTATTATCGATAACTTCATCAGTTAAGTTCATAACATCTTCCAGCTGGGCCTTATCTGGAAGTTCCGCAATGCGATCGGCCAGCCCTAACTCTCGGGATGCCTGATTGGCCTTTTTTTGAAGCTTATTACGCTGGGTTTCAGCTTCTCTTTTTTTACGGGACTGCTTGGCCTTTGTAGTAACCCGATCGACCTTACCGCTGGTAGCTTTGATACCGCGATCAATATCAGATATGAAGCTCTTTAATTCATCATCGGATACTTCCGCGCCGTGATTATAATCGCGAAAATCCTCAATATGCTTTTTTAGATCCGGATCGATAATAGCTCCAAGCTGGGAGTTGTTTTCTTCGAGCGTATTTTTCAGCTCATCCATTTTCTCGATCTTGGCTGCAACTGCCATTTGAGCATCCATACGCGATTCGTAGGCATTCGGATACACATTCTCCGGGTCCTCAACATCTCTGTTGGGATCGTAGAATTTAGCATCTTCGCCATCGCCACCTTCATCGCCTTGCTGGCCCTGCTGCTGTTTCTGCTGGGCTTTCTTCTTTTGATCGCCACCTTCATCGCCTTGCTGGCCCTGCTGCTGTTTCTGCTGGGCTTTCTTCTTTTGATCGCCACCTTCATCGCCTTGCTGGCCTTCGGGTTCTTCTCCACCGGAAAAAGGAGCATCGCCACCGGAATCATCATCGGCAAAATAGCCAAGATGGCGTTCCATCGGATTCTTCTTATCGCCACCGGATCCATCGCCACCGCCCGAAATGGACTGTGTTAAGGTTTTTATGGACTGATTATTTTCAGAAACGGCAGCTGCCTGGGTATTGCCCCCTTGGCCACCGGATCCGCCACCTCCATTTCCATCACCCCCACCATCACCGGATCCGCCACCGGATCCACCGCCATCATCGGGGGGAGAGAAATAGTGCATAGGGATTGGAAACAAGAAATATTCATTCATAATACTATTGTTGTGTTACGTTGGGGTTTGCTTGATTTAAGGCTGGAGTGGTTGATTGATGGGGATTAGCCCCTTGTGCCGAACCTGTCAGTTGCTCGATGGCCCCTGAAAGATCTTTTTGAAGCGATGGATAATTTCCGGAAAATATCATGCGCAGTGTGTCGGGATTCGCTTTGGCCAAGTCCGAAACAAAGCTCTGCATAAGTCTAAGCAAGTTTTGATCGATGTCTGCCTTGTCTTTGGCCCATTGTCGCCGGTCGCGTAATTGCTCATACTGTTGGGCTTGATCCTGGAGTTTAGCTTGAAGTTTACGCTGCTCTGCTGAAAGCTTGTCGATCTGATCCATGCTTTTGTCGAGTCCCGGGATGCGCATACCTTCGTTGTGGAAGTTGCGAAGCAAGATACGGCCAGACTGGGTTTGGATGTATGGTTCCAGGAATTGCAGCATACGCAAGTAGAAATTCGTTTTTTCCACCGGCTTGTCGGGAACGATATTTCGAGCGTTCACCCGAATGTTAAACATGAGTCCGCCAATATCATTAAGGATCTGATTGGCCACAATACGATACCCGTTAACAGGATCCCATTGCTGGTAATGGAAGTCCGGCATATTAAGAACAAATTGCTCCTTATCACCATTTGAGTTCTTTCTGGAAAACTCGATTCGGCGCTGGCCATCAAATTGTACAATATTATTGTAAAGCCGATTGCCCATCTCTTTAGCATTAAAATGCAGAATATCGGTTGTGTTTGTGTGCATCATTTGAGAATCCTGGCTGGCCAGCTGTTGCTGGAGTCCACTATACCCGGCCTGTTCGCCTTTCCAGGAAGCCGTAGCCTTCATAGAACGATCGGTCGCTTGTTCTTCCAGCTGCATGAGCGCTGCATAAGAGGAAGGAAATGCCGGGGGCCTATTATCCATAACAACATCAGATAGCTTGGCATTACGATACCCAAAGCCCAATTTTTTAGGATCAATCGATACCCATCGATTCCCCTTGGATAAATCTTTCAAATCATCATCAGAGATTAATCCATCCAGGTAAAATCCTCCGCCTTTGATCTGTCGGCCGAAATATCGCAACATTCCATTGTGAAGCTTATTATGGACAAGTGCAGGATCTCGGCCGAATTTAACCATTCCTATTCCGCAACTATGTTTGGAAGAAGGATAATGGACACATTGAACCAAGTCGAATTGATTATGATTATAGGTATCCATATCCATATCAACAATGCCAGCACCTTGCACACGAGTAACATATCCAATGGCATAGCGCGGTTTGTCCTTTCGAATCGTTTCTCGCTTTTGCTGGCCCGGATACCCCACATTAATATCCAACGTTTCTACAACAGGAAATTTAACGCGATGATGGGTTACTGTAACGGTATCATTCAGATCATCTTCAAGCAGCTGCAAATAAGGGCTCATCTCTTGGGCTGGTTCCGAAAGCCCGGAAAAAATTTGACCGGCGGAATCTGGATACCTCATTCGCGCTTCGGCAACAGATATGTTTTCCATCCAATGAACTTGCCGGTGAATAGGATCGTCAAAACTGCGTGATTTAGGCCCAGCTGCTCCCCGGTAGTTAATCACATTGAAAGTGGGGATATATTCAATTTGATGATAATTAAAAACTCGCTCGTATTTTTCGAGTTCTTCTGGAGTAATAAAATTTCGTTTTTGTATCATGTTCCGGAAGATGGCAAAATCCGGATTGCTCATATCTATGCCATGCCCAAATCGAAGGACTCCCCGGCCCAGGGCTATCATATCGTACTTATACTGATTATAAGCCAAATCCATATTGGTATTATCCTTTATATCCTGCGCCCAATAGTTCATTGATCGGATAGCCTGGGTATCATCCGGATTCATCGCTTCGGCATAGAAAGAAGGCTTTACCCCGGAGATTGATCCCATTTTTCTATCTACATTAGCCGAAACTAAATTAATATAAGCTTCCTGCTCTGCTTGATCGCGGATACTGTCATAGGATTCTCGCGTTAACCGGCCATCTAACGGATGCTCGTAATCTTCGGGACCATCTGATTCCAGCAGGGGCAATGCTTCGGCTGCTCGATCGTAATACATCCACCAATATTGTTGATGGCGCATATCCTTTTCCATTTCATTGGCAAAGAAATGATCCAGCTGATCTAAATTCATTTGTTGTGGCAGATCTTTGCCTTGTCCCTCCGGCAAAAGATCGCGTACATCCCCAATAAATTGATCGAAAGCCCATATATAGAAACGAAGATCATTCAGGCTAAAATCATCGTCTTGCTGGGCTCCAATATGTATGGCCGGACTCTGTGCAGGACCAATCATAATTAATAAGTTTATTTAAATTATTGGCTTGCTTGTTTCTGTTGCTGCTCTTTCGCCTGTTTGGTTTCACTATTGTTGGCCGGAGTTAGAACTTCGATAAGCTGGCCAAGTGTCTGCTCGGCAATTTCATAGGCATACGTGCTGTCGATGGGCAGATCGATCGTTCCCCGGTCGGTAAACGATGCCGTTGCCCCGGTAGCACCGGTATCTGTAAAGGTAATATCCAATAGTTGATTCATGGGCATATCCTGGCGATGCTTTAATGTCAGTGTATCGCCCGAACTATACACTGCATCATAATAGAAATTCGTTTCAGCATTAATAGCATCCGTAATTTTTGTGGCCACAGTAGCAGCAGGATTGCCGTTAGATAATGTAACTGTTATAGAATTTGTACCATCTGATATGGTTACATCGCCACTGGATGTCGCTCCAGATGTTATTTGAAGGTCGCCCCCATACTCGCTACCTTCCTCGGCTGCATGGACACTATGGGGCTTTTGAAGCATCTGTACGGCAAAAGTTACCCCTGCCGGCGCGTAAAATTTTCTTTTCACTTCACTAATGGCGAACACATGGGTATTAGGCCCATACATCAAAGAGTTAGCCATAAATTCCACATCAAGCTTGCTTGTGGCTTCCTCCCAGCCTACTTCTTCGGTATCCAGCAGGATGCCAAAGATTCCTTTATCAGATCGTTCTAAAAATAATTGATTAGGAAAATCATACGCATTTACAGCCTTATATGTGCGTTTTTTTGTCAACGTTTTTTCAAAGAAAAGGTCTGGAATAGCTGCTGGATCCAACTCTCGACACACCCGGAGTAATCCTTCGGATGTAGCTTTGGCCAATCGTTGCGGGGCAGTAAGCATAAGATAATCCTGCTCTGAAAGATTCCTATGGACCAGGTTCCTTAATCGATCTAAAACATCTTCAATATGTTCGGAATAGGTTAAATTCGACATAACTAATCATAGGTTTCTTCAAGCATAGATTGAAACTGTGCCATAGCTGGATCCCTTATCGTTACTCCAGATACATGAGCTGCCACTAAATGAACGGCGCGCTCGGTATCATTATCATCATTAAATGGCCATTGAAGGGTATCATAACTATCCGGATTACCGGTAGTGTTTTTGGGCCGGGTGAAGCTGGCAACATAATTTACTTTTAGTTCAGTAACATTTGAAGCATATACCAAGCCATTACCATAGTCAAGAGCCAGCAGCTTTCGCTTGCCTTGAAATTTTCTGTTCCCCAATGACAAAAGGGTATTTTTAGGAATAGAATGATCTGGCGGTACAATGTGCCCATCTAGCAAAAAATAAGCAATCCCAAGATCTATCGGACCATTTTTTGTGTCGAATCGCAATGAAAAGGCATCGTTGGGAATAGGATATTTTTTTACGACATCATAAGCATCCTCGGAACGTTGGCCAATGCTAGTTCCACTTAGAACACTCGAATCAGCTAAAGATAGTCTTGCCAGGGGAAGCGTTTTCCCAATAGCCAGAGCTGCGTTATAAAGAAGATTCAGCTGTTCATCAAGCTTAGATGTACCGGATGGCCATGCTTCTTCATCACGCAACTCATTATCAAGTCGCGGAATGAGCTTATCGTAAGTAATGGCCATCTGTTAGCAGTTGATCTTAACCTTCCTGCCATGCCGGGATCTTGCTGTTTTTACCGATCCGCGCGTAGGTCGCTTGCCAACCTTGCGATCATCGCGATCCCGGGGATTTCGATCGTCCATATCTTTCCTTCGTGTTCCATGAGTATTCATAATAGCCACGTTTTTTATTTATGGGGTAATGAAAAGTCCTAAC